CCTCTAGATGATAGGGTAGGAAAAACATTAGATTCTGCAGTCGAAGAAGAAACTAGTAATTCGTACTCTTCCTCTCCTGGAACACCTATGAAGAAATCCGGACCAGATATAGTATTTATAGGTGATCCTGAAGTTGGATATTTTATTGTTGCTCCAGAAGAAACATAATAAGTTTTTCCTGGAACTATTTTAGTTGTTCCATCTGGTTGAGTGTCAAGATGTTTATAGTATTCTTTTGTTGGTGTATATCCATATTGGCTATACCAAAAATCCATATCTATTTCTCTTAGCCCATAGAATGAGAATATTCCAAGAGGAATGTTGTATGTTTCAAAAGCAGATATACTTCCAGATGATCCAAATGCTATAGATTCAGTAAAGTTTCCTATCTCTATAGTTGCATGGGTTTCAAAATCCTTTAATCCTATAATATCCCCATTTTTATCCTTAGAATACTGATCTATAAATCTATATTTCCCTATTACAACTGAAGCTGATTTATTAGAATATTCTGGTATATTTGAGAATGAATCAGTTGAAGTATTCTTAATAGTTTCTATGTATGTAGAACCAATATTTATTTTATTCGCGTCCTCTATTTTTACTTTTACTCTAGTTCTCGAATAATTAGATCCTCCTATAAAAGATTGATTTCTGTTTATATCACATACATCTTTTTCGTTTATAAAAACAGTACCTCTTTCAGAATCTGGCATTCTTTGTAAAGTGGTAAAATCTTTAAAAAAGTCTAGATGATATTTTTCATTCTCTTGTAATCCAGTAGCTTTAGTTCTTATAACTACCTCGTCGCCAGATTGAAATGCCTCAAAAGAATTATAGTTAAAGCTGTTAAAAATACCTGTAAGGGATTTAGCTATATCCTCATTAGTACCAAAGGGATGATAATAATAAACATTATCCTGAGCATAAAAGCTTCCTGGACCCCACTCATCTATAGAAAATGAAAGATCCGATGCTTTTATTATATCGTATTTACCTCCAGGCAATCCATAATAACCTAATGGGTTATAAAATACAAAAGCATTCTCTGATGAATTGTTTAATTCTTTTCCTATTCTAATAACTGAATATCCCCTACCTTTTTCTCCAGTAGTAACCGCAGGATATTGCTTCTTTGTTCCTTCATCTTTTCCTGTAAGTATGGAAAGGTCTATTGAAGTATCCTGTATAACTATTTCGTTTTCATATCCGTTTATACCATAGGCCGAATATATTGGTTTAGGAGACACGTTAGAATAATTAACATCTCTTTTTAATGAATGAAAATTATCCTTCTTGTCTTTTATCCAAAATAGCTTAGTGTTCTCACTTACATTTACATCGTCGGAATTAGGTATTACCCCGTTTACTTTATCATTATCAATAAATAATCTTACACCGTTATCATTATATTGGAAGTAAGGTGTTTCTTCGTAGTAGTATCCTTTATTGTTTTTTTCAGGCACTGGAGTATTTCCGGAATTTCCTTGATCTCTATATAAAGAATTACCGTCTAATTTAAAGCTAGCTAACTCCGGTGCATTAACATAAAGGCCAAAATATCTGTTTATAGTATAATTTTCCGAATCATTATCATTAAATAAAAATTCAAGATTTAATAGCTTGTAGCTTATTATACCATTATTTCTAAATCCATTTGTTATGAAATCCTCAAATCCTATTTGAGTCTGTGGATCCTCATAATAATCTAATAAAAAATCCCCCTTCTTATCAAATATACCTACCGAATAATTTACTCCATTAAATGTAGTAAGCTGATTTTCCTCAAATCTTACATCTATAAGACTGTCAGTGTATCCAGGATTAGATTTTATTTTTCTTAAATATTTTCCTATTTTAGAATTCTCTGTTAGATCAAAACTAGCTACAACTGTAGACTTTGGTAGTATCTTATCGTAGAAATGATCTGCAGTATTTTCTACATTATTTATGTTGTATGATGGATCGAGTAGTATAACATTTCCCTGCCCCTGTATAACATTAAATGTAAAAGCTGTTGCTGTAAATATATTACCGTCAGTAAATGTTTGTGATCCACTAGATACTTCATATGGAAGATAAAAAGGATCTTGTGTATTTACTGAAGGATCCTGTAGAACCTTATAGGTTTTTCCAGGTTCCAAAGATGATACAGGAATCTGATATGAATAATCTATAGGATCATTAACCTTAAATATAACAAAATGGTCCGGTATATCTTCGCCTAACCAAAGGGGTGCTAAATATGAAAAATCCTCATCATACCTATCAGATATTAAAGGAGATACACCAGAGCTATAAAAAAAGTTATAGCTACTTTCTAGATTTTTTATTTGATTTTGTACAGGATCTCCCTCGCCAACCATTCCAAAAACAAATTGCGGGGGGGTTTTTCCATCGTCAAAAAATCTATATAAATCCTTATCGTAAGTAGTATCAGGTGATATTCTAAAAGCTTTATATGAACTATTAGCCATCTCTTCATTAGAATCTATAGAATTAAGCCATATATCACTTTTAGAGTCAACTGTTAACTTAACATTCCCGGATATTCTTGGATTTGCTCTAAGAACCCCGAAAGACGAGTTCTGTTTAATTATCTTTCTTGCCACTTATTAAATAGTTTTCTTACTTTGAGAATAAGCAGGTGAAATTAAAGAGGTCTTAGTGTAACTTCCTGTTACTAGAACATCGAAAGAGAAAAGATCCTCATTTTTTACCTGTATATCTATACCTATTTTTTTAGTATAGGTAATATTTTTCAAGTTACCTGCAGATCTCCAGCCTCCAACAAATCCAAGCTTATCTTGAGCTCTCATTTGAAAAACTAAAGGAACTGTTATTGCATTCTCCTCTCCAAATTCTAATGTCTTTTTAGCTAATTGAGTAGATCCTTCTATTTGTATAGCTGTGTGATTAGTCGGTGCTAAGAACAGATAAGATCCGCAAGAAAATTTACCACATAAAAACTCATCAGTATCTATAAATCCTAGTTTGTTCGGATATGCGTCATCATCAGTACCAAAAGATGAAGAGCTATTTGCTGGATAATATTGTAATTGCTGATATGATGCTGTCTGTGAACTTGTTATTGATGATGTTATGTTAGTATCTGTTTCAAATCCTAAAGCATGTCTAAAAGATGGATAATCCATTGGTCCTGTAGGAAGAACTGGAGGTCTTATTAAAGTTGCAAAAGGACTACTTCCTCCATCGTTTATATCAGGGTGACTTATATGAATACAAAATTCATTAAGATTACCATTACCGGTTGGAGTTCCTGTAGAATAATTTCCGTTCCATATATTAGCATTAACAGAGCCTAAAGGAGTTGTAGTAGGATCAAATGGCATAAGTATCCCATCATTATTTATAGGTAATCCTGAGGTACCATTACTGATGTTCCATGATAAAGAAGTAGGTGGATCGAAATATAAATTCTCATCTAGACCCACACTCTTATATCTCGTATAAACAAATTGAGAATAGGCATTAGCGCTCTGATATCCAGATGCTTGTATGAAAGATCCTGGAGAGGATACATTTACATCACCGTTAACTATACCTGATAATTGTACCGGTGTTTCTCCATACTTTCTATTATTATTGTAATCTGATTGTCCAACTATAGAGTTAGGTGCTTTTACTCCCTGTCCTCCTGGAATTAAAGAGGATAACTCGAGAGGAGTAGCAGCTTCATTTCTAAGCTCTAAATAATATACCACGGTAGATATTTTTCCTTTGTTGCTAGGATTAGATAAATCTATAAGTTGATCGTAATACCCTGCAAATAAATTTATTGTACTTCCAGGATTTATCTTATTTGATGTGTTTCCACTTCTAACATAAACGCCAAGAGTTCCTTTAGCTTTAGCAATAAGTGCTCTAAGAGATTGAAGTTCGTTGTCTATTTGTGTTATCTTTTGAAAAAGATCTAAAGCTTTACCTGTAGCATCGAAAAATCCTGATGCAATTACTGATGAGTTATGTGCAAAGAATTTATCTCCAGATGTAAATTGTGTAGATAAATGCTGATCTAATCCTTTTGCTTGTAAATCCTCTTGAACTTTAACTACTGCTTTATCAGTATTGTTCTGTGCTGCAAAAGATGTGTTATCAACCTGAACAACTAAATCTGGTGGGAATTCAACTACAGCAGATGTAGACCAATCAGATGTTAAAGGATTAGTTGGCCATCCTGCTTCGGATATCGACTGTACTTGTATTTCTACCTTCTCGCCTTTTGTTATAGCTATGTCTAATTGATTTATATTTACCGTATTAGCGTCGCTAACGTCCTCTATTTGCCAAATGTAGGTTCCAGTATCAGTGTCATATACTTTCTTTCTTACATCGCTTTTAAATTGAACCCAGTTTGTAAATTGGCCAGTTTTTTGTACACCGTTATTGTCTATATAATCGATTTGGTCTACGCCATTCGGGTTACCAGTTAATGAAAGATATCTGTATCTAACATTAAATTGTATTATATTTTGCTCTCCAGTTTTAGCATCTATTATTGGCTCGGGTATTGGCCAAAATCCTCTTACTCTATATTTAGGTGCTTCTGTTAATTCTGGTATAGTTATAACAAGATTGTTTATTTCTGTTATTGTTGTTGATAATAATCCAGTTTTTGTACCTTTATCTTTAGTTAAAGAAGCTATTTTGTCGTTTAATTTTTTAAACTCAGCATTAGGCGTTTTCTTTACAGATGTAGTTGTTAACTCTGATAGTTGTTTTCTAGTCTGATCTATTGCTCTATCTATAGAATCTATCTCATTCTTAAGAGAAGTTTTTATTTTAATCTTGTCTTTAAAAGATGTGCTTTCTTTAGAATCTGTTACCTGAGCATTTATTTTAACAACTTTAAAATTACCAGGGGAAACTACTGGAGCAGAAGGTGTTTGACCATAAATAGAAGGAATAGTATTCTCCTTAGCTGAAGCAATAAATATTTTTCCAAAGTCGGATACTTGAGAATTGTAAAAGGATTCTAAATTTTTTACACCATCACTAGTTGTAATTTGTAATTCATTAGACCAAAAGCATATACCTGGACTATATTTACTAGAAGCAACATTAAAGTCTCCATCTATAGATTTAATAAAAATTCCCTGTCTTTCATCAAATCCAACATTTACTTCTACTTGTCTGTTAGATAATACATTAGAATATATTGTCAATGATGAATCTCCTATTTGTACAGGTTCAAATCCAAATATTCTTTTTAATACAACAGTTTGATTTGTAACATCTATTGCAGATACCTCATACTTAGTACCTCCAGCAGTTATTAATAAATCTCCTTTTGATAATGTTCTTGAATTTTCTGTATCTGCTAAGGTATCGTTGTATCTTATTGTGTTCAACTTATACTTTCTTACTGTTACAGTAGTTGTTGTACCACTCTCAGTATTTTGTACCTCTTCGTCGAATATTCTAAGAACTCCAAAAGATCCAGTATATCTTATAGTCCTTAATTCAAGGTTATTTATTTGCTCGTCTATAAAATATTGTATTCCTTGGCTTTCTAAAGCTCCTATAAGATCAGCATCAGTTATATCGTTTCTTCCCTTTAGATTATTATCAAAGTACTGTTTTTGTACATCAGATTGTGTGTTTGCGATTATTCTTTTTACGTAAACATTTTCCGAATTTTCAGGTATTTGATTCTCTACGTCTATCTCAACATAAAGAAGAGGGTTAAGAAACGATTCAAAAAACCAGTTATTCCTTGCCTGAAAAGTTGAAGGTACTTGTAAGCTAGACGGGGAAGAAGGATCCTTTAGAACTTTAGCCTGATATATTTTAGCAACAGTTCCATCCGCATTTCTTACGTTTGCTCTATTATCCTCAAGACCAGATAAAGATTTAATGTTTTGATCTAATCTGTTTATCTCAGACTTTAAAAATCCGAAAGAAGGAACCTGTATATTTTCGGATGTGTTATCATCTTTTAAAAATTCTATCTCTACAGTATCCTTAGGGGATGTTGTTAAGTCATTAAGTTTATTAATAATCTCTAGAGAGTTCTTTTGAAGTCTAAGAAATTGTGCTATTAAGGATGAAAATGAGTTTTTCGTATTCGACATTTTTTTATCTTATTTGATCTATTTCAAATATTAAATTTTTAGCATCTATACAAACTATATCAAATATAGGTTTATAATTAGAACTAGAGAATTGTATATTTAGGAATCCAGCTACAACGGAAGAGTAAGGAACTCCAGAAGGGTTAGATTTAGGATATTCACCTAGAGCATCGGTAAGAATAACTAAAGAATAATTACCAAGATCTATATCGTCTCCTATAATAAATCTTAATACCTGACCTTTCTCCCATTTATTTATAGTGTCATCTATTCTTATAACTATATCATTATTAGCAGTTATAGATACTCCATTATTTTTATGTTTTAAATAATTAGTATAGATTGATAAAGGAACTGTATTACCTGCAACAGGATTTATAGTAAATAATGAACTTGTTCCTATATTATAATCCTGCTGAGTTACATTTACCTTTAATATATTAGGTACGCTCCTATCAACAGATGTACCGCTACCATCTTTTAAAAGATCTAGATTATAAGATAGATTAACAGAAGTTTGATTTTGTAATATATTATTTATTGTATCAGTATTCTGTTCTATTAGATTTAATATGTCTTGAGTATTATCAAAAAGAGCTTGATTTGCTTGTAATGAAGATTCTATTACGTCTAATCTATTTTTTATCTCAGTGCTATCGTCAGTATTAATTATTAAATCTTTAAGTCCTGCAATTTCCTCCTGCATTGCAGCAATCTGTAATGTTCTATCATTTAGATTTTTGGCTGCATCTTGTAGAACTGTAGCTGCGTCCATGAAGATAGAAAGTGAAAACGAAGAATAATCGTTTATCGCTTGCTCTACTCCTGTACTCTCTACATCAGTATCAAACTTAAGATTTATTTTAAATCCGTAAGAATTACCATTTAATTTAGTAATTGGGTCTGGTTTAAATTTCTTAAACGAAGGTAATTTAGCTGCATTGGTAGATACAGGCTCAGGATCATTTAAGAAAAGTATACCATAAAGATTCGTTTCAGAATCTGTTGGATTATTAGGATCATAAACATCATAATAAACCAAAACTGCATTAAAATCAAAAGAAGTTGTAGTGGGGGTTCCGTTCCATTCCTCTATTGTAGAAATACCAACATAATTCTGTATTGCCTTATAAGAAGATGGATCAAAATCTATTTGTACCCCATCAAGATTACTTCTTTTATAAGTAACAGTATATCCAGTAGGTCCAGAAGCAGCTAAATATTTTTCTAATGTATAATTAGTAGAATCAAAAAAAGTTGGGTCAGTAAAATATGAATTGGCCTCGTCTCTAGGGGAATACCAATTATTAGAAAAAGATCCAGTAGCTGAAGTTCCACTAACTCCAGGATCTCCTAATGAATCCTGGTCAAATATAGCAAGTTTAGGTAAACCATTAGGGCCATATAGACCAGAAGCTGAATCTCTTCCTTGTAAATATTCAGTATCTGTTGGATCTGGAGGTAAATGAGTCCATGTTCTGTCTGGATAATAATTCTCATCTGCTACTGTCTTAAACAAGACATAAGGAGTTCCTCCATCTCCAGTTGGTACATGTATATAAACTTCAGAATATGCGTTCTCTGAATTTTGAACAGAGTTTACGACATCTATATCGCCAATATATTGTACTACTCTTTCGTATCTTGGATTTGGACTTCCGTTACCAGTAAGAAGAGTATCCTCCTCAACCCATCTTTTATCTGAGTATGGGTAACCGTCTTTAGTTGTTGTTGTTGATTGGTTTAAAGAAGCAACTACTTCATTAGTATTAGCAGCTCTATATCTTACACCACTTAACTCTTTTATCCATTTCCAAAATATTCTTTCAGAAACATTTCTTTTAAGTTCTGGATTATAATTTGGATCAGATATAACGGTAGATTCTAGATTCAAACAATAATTTTGAAAAGATATCTCAGGAGATGGACTTAAATTATTTGGGTTAGTAAGTATAAAATCTCCTTCTGCTGCGTCTAAAAATGTACTATCTATAGCATTAAATCTTAAAGCATTTTCTCCGTAAATTGGACTACCAAACTCAGGAAGTTTTAAAAGTGCATATTTAGAGAACGTAAACTTCTTAAGAGAGTTATTAAAAGTTAAAGTTAAATCTTCTGCAGCAGAAGAAAAGGTATAAAAAGTACCTCCTTGAACTGATATGGGTCTTATATAGGGTGTCTTTGCCATTTATTTAATACTTAATTAGTATGTGAATCCTTGTGTACAGTTTACAACGACCCAAGAACCTTTTTGAGTTGGCTGTCCTTGATCTATTCTAGGTTCCCACATAAGAGTAACAGAAGACTTATATTGATCCCCTGGTGTTTGTATATTAGGATCTGAATAAGATCCGTCTCCTGTTGAAAATCCTGTATAATAGTAAGGCGAAGGTCCAGTTACTCCAGTAGAAATTATTCCAGGAGTTGTGGCAGTATCTATTAGCGTTACTGTATAGCCAGCAGGGATATCAGAAGCAGTTGCTCCAGAACCTGTTGTTGCATAAAAGAAAAATCCACTGGCAAATCCAGCATCAGCCGGCGCACTTGAAACATAGTCTGATTGTATATAGATAACATTTTCGGTTAAAGTTAATTGATAAGGTGTGGAATATGTTCCAGTAACACCTGCTCCAGGAGCAGAAGGAAATGCTGTTGTCGAACCAACTGTTGCTTTTCTATTTGTATTAACAAAATTACCAGAAGCCCCTATACTAACTCTTCCCTCTACATTAAGAACACTTTGGAATGTTGCAGTTGCTCCGAAAGTTGCTGATCCAGAAGCACCAAATGTATTGGATTGTAAAACATTAGAAAAAATACCTGTAGCTCCTGCTATAGTATTGGAAGATATAATAGATCCTCCACTTGCTCCTGTTCCGTATATTTGTATAAGCGGTGATCCAGATGCTGGCATCACCAAGCTATTAGCCATTAACGATTTGGCTTTAATTTGCCCACTAGATGCAGAAGATACGTCTAACGATCCAGTTAATACGTTTATATTAAAAGAATTTTCTAAATCGTTATAAGCATTCTCAAGCAATAAAAAGTTAGCATTGATAGTTAACCTAGACCCGGATATAGAATCGGTTCCGAGAATTTCTGTAATTGTAATTGCCATTTGATTTTCCTTTTTTTGATATATATCCTGTATTTAATACTTTAAGAAAAGACAGGGTTAATTATTAAACCGAGAAACATCGAATATGTTTCTCAAAATAAAAAAAAATCTTATGGTTACAGGAAGCAATTGGACTCAAAAAAGAAAACCCAAAAATCCCATCAAATTTAAAATCAATTTAAATGAGGAGCAAAAGGATGCTAAAGCTATTATTTTAGAAAATCCGGTAAATGTTCTTAAGGGTGCAGCAGGATCAGGTAAAACCTTGCTAGCGGTACAAATAGCTTTAGATATGCTATTTAATAGGGAGATTGAAAAGCTAGTTATTACTAGACCGACAGTAGCAAAAGAGGATATAGGATTCCTTCCAGGGGATCTTAAAGAAAAGATGGATCCGTGGTTAGCTCCTATTTATGCAAATCTAGAAATGGTCTACGAAAAAACCAAGATTGAAAAATTACTAAGTGAAGGAATAATAGAAATACTTCCATTTCCTTTCATGAGAGGTAGAACATTAGTTAATTCTTGTGTAATTGTTGACGAGGCACAAAACGTAACTATGAGTCAGATGGAAATGGTACTAGGAAGACTTGGTATAGGTTCTAAAATAATAATATGTGGTGATACTTCACAGATAGATCTAAAGAACAAAAAGGAATCTGGACTAGATTTTATGAATACTCTTTCTGCAAGAGTTCCGGGGGTTAAAGTTATTACTCTTAAGAAAAATCACAGACACCCTATAGTTCCTGAAATATTAGATGTGTACAAGGAGTATACAACATAGAAGATGAATAGGAATTAATCTATATCGAACCTAGATAGAGGTGGAAACCCTAATTCTTTTCTATCGTAATATATTGTTCTTAGTAAGTAATCATTAGGATTAACAACCTCTGGTTTAAGATCTCCAGCAAAAGCTTCCTTATGATCTATAACTCTTATTTTACCAGAATGTGATGTTTCGTAAATGTTACCATTTGCATCCTGAAGTTCACAAGCGATAGAATAGAATCCAGGATTTAAGAATGTCCATATAAAATATGGGGACTTTCTTATTTTAACTATAACTTCACCAGTTTCTGTATCGCTTAAAGTCCATATGTGGTCTTTCTTTCCAGGGATTAAAGAATCTATCGGATTTATAAATATAGTGGTTGCTAAAGGTATTTCAAATTCATCTCTATAGAATTTTTCCTCCTTCCAAGACCATGCGTGAGACCCAAGCCAAGATTGTACTGATCCTATCTTATTACCACCTTTGAATCTTTCCTTTGGTATTTTTCCTAAGAAAGCATCTAGATTTCCTCCAGGTGGGGATAAAATAACATAAGGTGAAAATTCAGATTCCCCTTCAAAATAACCAGTTATATAAATATTTTCTTCTTTATCCAAAACTAGATCAGCTCCTGAATCATTGTTAATACCTCCAGCTGTTACTATATCTACTAATAATCCATCCTTATTGAATTTAGTTAAATATATGTCTGTTCCCCCTCTTGATTCTATTTCCTCCGGAGAAAAATACGCTGGTGAAGTGTATGATCCTGTTATATAAACATTTTCCTCAGAATCACTTTCTATATCGTGAGCAGTATCACCCCCCAATCCTCCGCACATTTTCATCCAAATCAATTTTCCAGTGGACAACAGTTTTATTACAAATATATCAGTTGTTCCAGGGAATGAAGATAATGTCTGGTCCTCTATTTTTATAGTTCCTTCATATGAACCACTAATTAATACGTGTCCATTAGGATCTAAACATATTGATGAAGAGCCAAAAGATGTGGAAGAATCGTATCCAATACTATTAGCCCATAAGCATTCCCCGTCTCCTGTATAGAATTTAGCTATAAACATATCAGGATTACCCACACCGGTTAATTGTATAGGTCCTAAATCTATCTGAGAATCAAATACCCCAGTTAAATAAAGGTATTCTTCTTTTAGTATTCCTATCTCATATGCTTTAGAATACGTGGTATTCGTAAATTGCTTAGCCCAAACAAAAGTCATAGAAGGATCTAATTTAGCTAAGAATCCAGAATCTTGTCCGGTTGATATTAAAGATGACGAGCCAAGGATTAGATTTCCTTGGAATCCTCCACATATATAAATATTTTCATACTTATCTACTTTAATATCGCCTATGTATTGATCTGGTGTAATAGGTATATTCAAAGAATTTAATAAAACACCATCAAAATTAAACTTATCTATTTGTATAAATCCAGTAAGATTATTATCGCTAACTACATATATGTTTCCATTCGTATCTGTTATAACAGATCTAGCATAAATAGGGCCTTGAGGTGATGTTGATGCTATAGATCTAGCCCATTGTATAACTCCGCCTTTATTATATTTAGCTATATAAACTCCTTGGTCTAATGATGTTAGATATAGATCCTGAGTACCTATATTATTAACCTCACCCATAAATATAGTACCAGTAAAGTCTCCAATAGCTATTATGTCACCCTCGTTGTCTACTGTAACCTTGACACCCTGGTCAGGATTGCTATTACCTAGTGTTATAACCCATTCGAAATTATCAAAAAGATCCCTAGATTTTTTCTTAGCTATTCTCTCTATTTGGGAGTTTTTCCAGTAAGGTTCTTTATTGGCTTTGCCGTTTAAAATATCTCTTAAGGGAGCGTATAAGAAGACATCGTCTATATTCAAAGATGGAAATTGGTCTTTCAATCGATCGATGCTGTAGCGCTGCCAAATAGGCTTATACCAAGAATATCTATCAACATTAGGCATGATAGGTCTGGTGTAATCTGAATTTAAAGTTATATTATCATAATAAGGGCCAACTATAAAGTTAAAACCTAATTGTGATGTGCCTATACCAGAATCAAAAATATATTCTACTGACGGAAGAGGACTAGAAGTATCATGATAAATAAAATCCCATCCATTAGTACCAGGATCCTTAGATGTCGCCTGTATATGAGGTATTATATAATCTATTTTACCTATCTCTCCATCCTTTGTTAGAATTAAAAGATTCTTAGGGAAAGTTGTTTCCCCATTTTTAATAGTTTTCCATGGTGCGGATAATGATATCTTACCAAAATTACAATCAACAGGATTTATAAGAGTAGTTCCATCATTTCTATATAAAACTTTAGTAAAATAGTATCCATCGAAATAATAAAGCTCTGTATTAGAAGGGGAAGAACTAGAATCTATAGTAAACCATATATTACTGTTTCCTGTTTCTATTATGCTTTTTACAGATCCTAAATTTAGTTCAGGATTAGTAGCATTGTTCCAAACCGCCCATCTTATATCATCCCAATAAACTAAACCATCGGAAGTTCCTATCCATTTATGATTTAGCTTATCTAATTCAATAGAATAAACATTATTTGAAGGAATACCTGAGTTACCTATATTATAGTTTTTAAAATTAACCCCATCAAATCTAGAAATTCCGTTATCTGTTGCTATCCATAAGTACCACTTGTTTATCGAGTAATATTGTAATTTAAGATCTCTTATATTATCGGAAGGTATATCAGAATTAGAAGTTGTATAAAGATTCCAAGATTTTGCACTAGAATCATAGAAAAGTAATCCGTCATAAGAAGGTGAAGAGTTGCAAGTAAATCCTGCAAATATGTCCCCTCTCTGCGGATTTATTTCTATACAATTTATACTAGAAGGTGTTATAGGAGATATTGGATTTCCTCCATTATCTACAAAATCATTAACAGAATATGCAAAACTATCTGATGGATCTTTCTCGTTTATTTTAACTAGAGGTACAAGATTGTTTTCTAATCCTATCCATTTTATATCATTTCTATCTATTTTTATACAATTAGTAAGAAGAGATACTCCAGGCATTACACTGTTACTTGAATCATAATTTGTGTAATTAACACCATCGAATTTTATGACATCCTCACCGGTTACCCATATATCACCATCAGCATCCCAAGCTATTCCTGTAGGTTCAAATAGTACAGGCGAATAAGTAGGAACTTTATAAAATTTAGATTGTATATTTTTAGGTCCTGGATTTGTACTAAGATCTGGAGATATGGGATTAGCGTTAGGATAAAAATTATTAGAAAGCTCTGAAAATCCTCTTACAACATAATCAAACCTTTTTATATTTTCGTCTATAGAATTGTTTAACTGATCCGCAGCTTCCTTAAGATCTAAATAATTATTTCCGGGAGAATCAGTCTCACCAAATACTAATCCATTAGAATCTTCAGTAACCTTAACCCTATCTCCATATTGTAATGAATATAGATTAAACCCTCCTAGCCAATCATTATGATAATCGTACATATCCCAAGTATGGGCATAAGCTTTTTCGAAAGAAAAATCTTCAAAAGTTTCCCACGATAAGCTTTTAGTTCCCCAATATCTCATTTCCTTCTTAGGTAATAAATTGAAGTCATAATAAACATACTCCTCCCTTTCATTTAATCCGCCAGAGAAGGTGTTAATTGGAGTAGTTATTAAAAGAGATCCAGTTGTCTGAACTATAAATTGTTTACCGTTCCAAAGACTTCCAGAATTATTAGGTGCTTGAACTGTAAAAGTTTTATAATTAGTAGTAACAGAATCCACTAAATTTATAACCTTATACTTAGGATCTAGAGGAGACGAATTAATTATACTATATGCTAAGCTAGTAGTTGAGTTTAAATCTCCTTGGAAATTACAGTCTGCTATTAAAACAGCATCAGCATAAAATTTAATATTACCTGTTCCATAAACATATCCTCCAGTTATTGCTGTTATAATAATCTCCGGTATTTGGAATGTGTTAGTTCCTGTTACTGTAATAGGATATTGACCTAATGAAGATCCTAAAGAATCATATATCCAAACAGTATTCCCCGACGAGTATCCATGGGGAGTTAATGTTGTAACTTCAGCTAAATCATATCCTCCTCCAATATAGTTACTAACTATTGTTGCTATGTCAATTTGTTGAACTCCGACATCAAACGTAACGGTAGATTTTACCTCTGGTAATTTGGTTAATACCTCACATTGCTGTCCCTCATTAAAATTATTAGAATACTCTGGGTAATTCTGTATAAAATCAGATATGCTTAGTATTTTATTTGTGTTTTCTACTGGGAATATCCATTGTGAAGGATAGCTTTCCCATTTCAAAGGCATATTATCCCAATCATAACTTTCAGATTCCCTGAATCTAGTTAATGTATTTAATTCTATTCCTCTCTTATCTACTTTTACTACGCCCCTTTTTATACCTAATGATATAGAATTCAATGTATCCCAAACCCTACATTTTATATTATATTCACCAGAGTAAGGTAAGAAATGAACTATAGTTTCCAATTCTGGTAATCCTCCTCTTGTTTGATAGTAGTAAGGCTTATCGTCATCGTCTTTATAAATAGTCCATTCTATCTCATAAAAATCTAAATAAGGTAATCTATTCCATGAATAGAATCCATTACTCTGTATAAAGTTCTCATAATAATCAAATACGTATGAACTGAACCCTAAATTAGTAGGACTCACTTTCCAATTTGAATATTCTCCAGCTCCTCTAGTATAAATCATCTGTATATAGAGGTTTCCTGTTAATGTATTATAGTCTCCAGCACTACAATATCCAAGAACTAAATTTCCTGGCGAATCTACTGACTCAACCCTTACAAAAATAACATCTGGAAAAGTTGTGTCGAACCAATTATTTCCTGTGCCTATATTAATATTAATTCCCACAGGGAATGTGGTTGGCAAAGTAAATAATGAAGTGCTATAAACTGTTTGTAAGCTACCCCCAGGATTAGGAGATGTAGTGCTTGAATAGCTAGCTATTTGTAAGTCTGTTCTAGTTATTGTTGGATCTAAAGAGTTCCAGCTTCCACTCAATTCTTCCCAAGATAGATTAAAGGTATCATTTTTTATAATAACTGGACATCCAGCGGGAAAAACATAATCACTACCATCAGAGAAAAGTTTATATCCAGGAGGATCATAATCTCCGTCACCTAAAAATTTAGGCATTTCTCCATTTGTAATGTCCTGATAGAAAAGATTTACTGCATTTTCTAATGATGGTATAGTGGAGATAGGATATTCTTGAAAATATGAATAAGGATCTACTGTGTTTCCGTAATAGCTTATTCCCTCTTCTACTCCATTTATATTTGGATATAAAAGACCGCTCTGATTTGGTTTTGTATAGAAAGGTCTAAGATCTTCTACGTATCCTCTTTCGGGATAAACATTAAAACCTACTTTTATACCCCCTTTTATTTCAGTGATATCTACAACATCAGTCCATCCTCTTGTTTTATATAAATTAAAATATACACCCTCTCCTGTAATATCTATTATCCTAGCATTTAAGGGAAGGTAGTCTCTTTTAAGTCTTTGCTTTAATCCAAAAAGTTTTATTAGTACCTCTTCTGGACTAAAAGCAAAAGCATCTTCAACTATTGGATATCCGTACTGATCCTCCTCCTGATCTTCTACTACTCTATTTATATCATAGAATAATCCAAATAAAGCAGTTTTCTTATAAGACTTGGACGGGAAAAGACTTTCGAATTGTTTTTTTAAACCAAACGTACCGTCTTTTTTCTTACCGTATATTTCTACCTGCTTAAACTTTCCCTGGTTCTCATCCTTTATTAAACTACTTATTAGTTCCAATTTATTAAGTCCCTCTATATTAGGCTGGCTTAATTGATTTAATATTTTTTGGTTTTGTTGTAGTGGGGTAAGGGTATCTGCTTCGTCAGTTTTTATATTAAGCCAATATTCTTTAACTCTTAGATCATAATAACCAAAGAATTTTATAGCATTAAAAAGAGATTTATATGATCCTAAATAAGGGAAAATACTCTCTCCTGCTAATAAAAGCTCCTTTCTTTTTTTGTTTATTATTTCGTAGTCAGGAAACTCTTCTTTTATATCACTTTCTCTTACTATTAAAGCATCATCTGGATTAAAAGATCTTCCGAAATTGGAGAGAGTAACAGACAATCTGCTATCTTCTCCTTCAACCTCACCATGTAGTTCTACTTTTAATATAGTTACTGGATTATTAGGATCTGTATAATCCTCTATTATTAATCTCCTATCATATATTCCTTCGCTATCAGAATTTAAAGCTATGTTTATCTGCATAGAAGATGGACTGATATCACTACTAACAACCAATCCGCTAGGAGATGCTACAACGTCACCAGGAACTATCTCTGGGTAAAATTCTACGTTATTCGCTTTAACTAATACAGGAGCATCAAGATTTCCATCCACTCCCAATTCATATGTGTATATGATAGAAGAAACATTAGTACTTCCATCATAATCTGATTCCCATCTTGTTCTCCATACGGAAGGACCTGGACTAACACCATATGAATGTGGAAAACCATATTTTATTTCAGATAGAGGGTTTAGAAATTTTTCTATTATAAATATATGTTGGACCTCAAAAAGCTTCTCAGAAACAATAGGGAAAAGTATTGCACCCTCCCAATAATTACCATTCCATACAAAATTATATTGATCACCTTTTTTATCAAAAAATAAAAGATTTTGAAAATTCATCTTATCTTACGTATTTATTATCTTTTGGAACGGTATAATTAAAATAGTTCTTTATATACTTAGCTGCTTCGAACCAGTTATAAACAACTTTTTCCATACTAGCTAAAATATCCATCCTATTAGAATCTCCGTCTAATACAGGATTAGAAAGTGTTTTTTCGAATATTTTACCTTCATAATCAAATCCCAAATTAGATCTATCGTCGTTTTGGGTATTTATAAATTCGTACCAGCTTTTTTTATCCATTTTAATTTCCTGTATTTAAAGAACTTTTTAATATGCTATTTACTTTGGAATTATAAGTATTAGCTACTATAGATCTAATATCTATGTTTATAGAAGAAAGAGTTGTCATACCAGCTCCTAGATCATAATATATTCCATTCCTATCTTCCCATCCCCCCGATATTATAACTATCTCATCTTTTCCTATAACTATATCACCAAATTCATCAAATCCTATCTCTGGTGAATTTGGACTTTGTGCTTTAGCTGCTTCGTTTTCTTCCCCTACAAAATATAAAGAAACTGAATCTACACCCTGTATAGCCTCAACAGCTGCAATTAAATCTGATCTAGGTATCTTATCCCTTCTTCTTATATTTAAGAAATAGTCACTCATAGTGTTTACTATCTGCGATTTTATGGTATCGGGATCATTACCTTCAAATATAGTAATAGCTATGTTTATTACATATTTTTTTATTACAGGATCTAGTATTTTAACCTCAGTTGTAACTATTTTCTGTCCACTTTCGTCTAACAAAGCGTAAATACTATTTCTTTGTGCATTAGTTAATTTAAATCTTGATACTGGTATATCAAAATATGTTTCATTACTTTTTAGTGTTATCTGTATATCAGGAACTAAGATAAGGTATATTATATTGTCGTCATCTATGTATTGATCATCAAAAGTTGTAAATGCTTCTATTATAGAAAACTGACCAAATTTTTCAAAATAAGTTATGTAATTAGTCGGATTGGCCAAGACAAAACTTCTTGAAGTTTTAGGTGCTATTAATCTAGTTAAATCTATAGATTCTTGATTAGCTCCTAATTGTGGAATAACTGTACAGCTAACGCTTAAAACTTCAGAAAGAGTTACACCATTACCAAAAAGATCTGTACCCTCCGAATCGAAATTAAATATTATCTGTGAAGAATCCTCTACTATAATATTTCCACTAGATCCAGCAGATTCTAAATAATTTACTTGTATAATAGAGCCAGGTGCTGGAGGAAGACCAAAATTTGTATTACCAAAGAAAATGTCTATACCAGATATTATAGAGCTTCTGACTATATAGCCTCTACCATTTCTAGGTATGTCGTATAAAGATTCGTATCTTTTCCACTCCACTCCGTTTATTTTTACGTCAACCTCGAAGTTTTCTATTCCAGAAGTACCTCTGGAAGATATATTAAAGCTCTGTAAAATATCTCCAGATCCAGTATATTGATTAGTACTTATTGTTCCTTCTATTATAGAACAAAGTAAATTGGAAGACCCATCTAAATTTAATCTAGTATATTCTTGTGGAAATTTCAATAGATATGTTTTTCCATTGTTGACACATTTTATTTCAGAGTTTTTTGGAATTAAAACCGCGCCACCTCCTATATTTTCTGCGCCCCTACCATTCCATTTTATAAGTACCTCTCCTTTTGCTGATATACTTCTTGTTGGATTATGGCCAGCAAGAGTAGCAAGACCGTATACGGATGATTCTCTAGTTGCGGTATTAATATTTAATTCCGTTATGGAATCTTCAATAAAAAATAAAACAAATTGTGAAAGATTGTCAAGTACAAATATTATCTGACCCCATACAGAAGCTACAGTAAATAATTGGTTAGACATCCCATATCTTGCCTGTATTAACTCAAAAGTTTGGGTTAGAAGGTCGGATATTTTAGCGTTACTTTTCGATAATAAATCCATATTTATAATATTTTAATTCCTAATATAGGATTACCCTTTATTGCAAAATCTATTACACAGGCATCTCTTGTTTCTCCTCTTAAAAATCCTATTGTGTATTTCACGTCGAAAATACTAAAGGCCATAGGAACATATGTGGCTAAGTGAATATCTATTGCTCTTGATAGCGTTGATTCGTCAACCTCGAGATCAAATATTAATCCCTCTAGATCTATACCAAAATAAGGATCTCCTAAAACCTCACCTGGCCTCGAGAGCATACAATTTTTAATCATCCCTATCAAGATTTCCACATCATCATTAGTGTGAAGAAACCCTTCCTTATAATTAGGATCTTGAGGTCCCCTCGGATAAATTTCACTTAATCTTGCCATGTTGATCTATATATTCCAATAAAAAAATACCCACTTATTTTACCGGATTTTATTATTTAATATTATAGACCGAAAATGGAAAATATATTCTACAGAATATTATTTTTTTTAATTCCACTGTAAGAAGTATGAAGGAGTGTTCTCGTCTTTTATCATCTGAATTATTTCAGTTTTTTCAGTTGATCCTATAGTTTGAATATTATTATAGTTAACTCTAACACCACCAGGAAGATTATATTCAAAAGTACCTAACAATCTACCTATATTTATTTTAGCTTCAGCTAAGCAGAACCTTACAAATAATTCATCATCATATAAGCTTTCTTCTGGTATATCTATATAAGCCCTTATCCCCACATCAGTTCCGCTGTATAATGAACTTGAGCTACCACCATCTGTTTGATATGTTCTATTAGGATCTCTACCGTTTATAGTTAGTTTTTTTGTGTTTTTGTTATAGTTAAAAGCATAAGTTTCTAATAAATATGCCTTTGCTAAATCGAAGAAAGAATATAAAACAGTTCTATACACTAAATTATCCCCTGCAAAAGGAGATAACATAAGTTCCGACCCTAGTAGTTTAGAATCACCAAAATCTTTATCAGGGGTTCCTATCAATCCAGCTCCGTTTACTTCTCTAACCTCGTAAATAGATCTAACACATTGAGGAAGCTGTATTTGTCTAGTAGCTCTAAATGATGGCGTCGAGAATAATTCTCTTCCTAATACAAATATCCTATCCTCTACAGCATATTGATAATTATCATAAAAATAAGCTCTAGCTCTTTTTATTATCCTCTTAATTTCCTGCTCGTTTAGATTATAAGGCAAAGCACAAGAATGAGATATGTCATCCTTTATTTCTTGGATTAAGTCTGCTTCGGTCATATCTATTAATTATTTGATTTAAAGTTTACCCCAGGTATTCCTGAAGGTTTAGAATTATTATCAGAAAATCTAGCTGGAGTAGAAGGCGAATCCCCTTCGTTTCTATTAGGGAAAGGTCTTTTCTTAGAACTTCCTTTTAATTTTTTATCGTCGTCTCCATCTTTAACTATTTCTGTCTCAGGAGATATAGTAGCAAGCTTACCTATAAATCCCGATCTAATTATTCCGCCGAAAACCTCACAATTAATTTCCTTGTCTTTATTATCTATATAGCTATCATGGACAGTGTTAGTAAAATAAAGATCCGAAGTCATAATCTTAGATCTACTTATTTCATTATTTGTTATTAAATCACAATCTTCTAGGGTTGAATCGTTTATTTTACAATTAAACAATCTACAATTAAATACATTACCAGCTATTTCCCCTTCTAATATGTCATAATCCTTTAAAAGATAGGCTCTAGTTGTTTTTACGTCTTTTAGCTGGAATTTACCTAAGGAGCTATCATAATTAATTACTCCTTCTTTTATGCTATTCTCAACTATTAAATCGTAAAGTACTTCCCTTATATTTAGGAAAAAAGATCTAAGTATTTGTGGATCAGACCTTAAATCCACCATTATATTCATGTGTGGATAATTCTTCTGAAAAGCGTCCGGATCTATAAATGTAGATGAGTTTTTGTATATCTCATTAAGGAACATTTTAAGAGTCTTAAGATCGTTATCAGTAAATCCTGTATTGAATTGTAGTACTCCAACAGTATAGGTAATTATATAGTCTATTATTTCCTTAATAGCAGAATATCTTTTCTGGTAATCTTTCCCACCAAGATATCTAACCTCGAAATATCCTTCGGGAAGTTTTAAGAAATTTATCCCCATATTTTTTTCAAGAGGAACTTCAAATAGATTTTTATCAATAAATCCAATATTGCTAGGATCTACGAACTTATTTGATGGAATAATTCTTTTTATAGATTTAGCATATAAAGATCCCATTCTATCAGGGAATCTTTTATAGATAACATTCTCATCAAATCCAAGAATAAATTTAAGAATATTTAGTTCCGTCATTTTAGGAACTTCTGGATATATTGATGTATCTATGCTAACACCAAACTGAAAAGCACACTTCTTATCCGTATACCCATTCTCATCTATCCATTTTAAGGTTTTTATTAAAATAACTATAGCCTCGAAATAAGGAAGAGGACCCGTGATGAATTCTACCATCTTGGATCCTCCTGAATAATCCGGCTCTAATTTAAAAATATCCTTGTTTGGTTTAAAATTAGAATGATACTTATTAAAAAGAAGTATTTTCTTTCCTAATACCTTTCCTAGGCCCTCGCATATTTCATTCCTATTTAAGTTACTATAAAACTCAAATTCGAAACCAAGCTTAACTGAGTAGAAAAAATCATTAGTAAGTAGATTAGCCAATTTTTATTTCTCTATTAATTGTATTTTAAGTGTGGAACTATCCACGCTTAAGATCGAAAAATCAACCGATTCTCCAACCTCGTATTCTTTAATAGAGTTTACTAATTTTTCTTTTTCGATAAGACCAGTTAGACCATTTTCCATCTTTATGAAAATACCGAAAGTTTTAATTTTAGTAACCTCTCCTTTATATATTTTCAAATCGGTATTTTCCCCCAAAACTTCAGAAGAAGTATCCTTCATTTCTTGGATATTTTTCATCTTCTCGTTTGGTTGGGTAACTGATAAATTTATTCTTTGTGGATTTTTAATATCCATTACATAAAATTCGATGCTATCACCAGCTTTATATTTTTCTAGATTTCCTCTGTTTGTATCGTCCATAGGTATGATTCCTGTATAGATATCATCCCATTCTACAAATACTCCATTACCTGATAGTCCTGTAACATTACCTTGATATTTATTAGAGAAAGAAAGATCTTGAACTGCACGATCTATAATTTTTCTTAAATATTTCTTAAATGATACAACAAAAATATCTCTTTTCTGATCGTAGACTTCAACCATCACGTTTAGTTCTTTACCTACATAATCTGCAAAATTCATAATTCTGTTTGCTGCAGCTAGACTTCCAGGAAGGAAACATTCAATTCCAGATAGATCAACCATGAATCCTCCGTTACAAACATTCTTAACTTTAACCTTGAAAGCGCAGTCCTCTTCTTTTATTGATCTATGTAATTCTCTTTTAAGTGCTTTTTCATATCCAGCAGAAACAGATCCATTGAAAGATCCAGAAGAATCCTTAGTTATCACAACATCTAATACGTGACCTGGATTCATCTCTATCGAAGGATATCCAAGCTTTCTCATATTCTTTTCTTCCTTCTTCGTGTCTATTACAATAGTTTGACCAAAAGTGGTCTCTCCTAAAGCTATTCCTTTATCAGGATCAACAGATGTTACTGTAATTTTTTCTACTGAATTGTTTTGCAAATCTTTACCCGATATTTTCGCTGAGTCGTCAGGAAATGTATTTCCGTAAAGTGAAGCTAGTTTTTCCCTTTCTTCTGTGTCATATTCGAAAAAACTAAAATTTTTATTTTTCATGTTATTTGGGTTTGTATTGGTTTATACTATAAAATTGGATTAAAATTTCCAAGAAATTAATATTTTTTCAAATTAAAAGCTTTTTTTAATTCAGATGGCAATTCGGGGATAGGATACACAGGATCTGCAGAGCCTAAGAAAAATTTAAACAATCCTGAAACATCAGCTGCGCTTCTTAAGAATTCATCTATATAAACAACATAATAAGTGTTTCTTAAGCTCATTCTTCTCCAAGCAGGATGATCGTCGCTCATTATTATAGGATTTAAAATGTTTAATAAGTTTCTTCCTAATAGTACAGCTAATGGCCAAGGTATTTTTGAAAGTAGTTCTGCAGAAGCAGAAACCTTAGGGAATACTAATTTATCTCCCAGTGGAGTTTTAGGTAAACTTTTATAATATTCCCAGAATAAGCTATATACTATTCTAGCAGGAGGAGGAGCACCTAACCCTATTAGAGCCTGCTCTATCATATCAGTTGGTCTAGCAGGGGGAAATACTGGAACGTTTAAAATATTTAAGAATGCTGGAACTTCAGGAGATTCTGGATTTACTAGATCTAATACTAAATTTTTAGACATCTTTTGAATATCCTCAGGATTAAGATTTAAAAATTTAGGTGAATCAACATCTTTTATTTCAGGCATAGCTGCTTCCAATGAACCATTATCTAGACTTTTTATTAGAGCCTCTATTAGAAACGATTTTATTTTAGATCCTGGTATAGTTACTTGTATAATTCCACCAAGGCCTGGGGTTTGTGTTAGTTGATCTTGCTTAAGTGGAAAAACCGTAGGCATTTCAAAAGCAGCAACAGCATTACCAAATCCTCCGTTAAGAGCACTTAAGCATGAAAGTGGTCCTTTAGGATACGGAAAATTAGAAATTAAAGGATCTTCCTCATCTAGTGGTCTAACTGGATCAAAAGGGCCTATTCTGCTAAGTCCAAGTTTTTTAGAAACCAATTTCTTTAAATCTTTTACTCTTATAACCAATATAGGATTTTCTCCTTCATATCTAACATATCTAGAAAAATCTTCTTTCCTATATTCTATTGTAGAAAGACCCTCCATTATTCTAAATTTAATAGCCTCTATAATGGGATTTTTTTTTCTTAAAAATTTTAATGTTCTAGGCGCAGAATTCGTTATCTTTATCTCTGGGAATTTAAAAATTCCTTCAAATTCACTACTTTCAACTATTGAAAATGCACCATCCCTTACTTTTTTAATAACAGAGAATCTATTACCCCATAAAATTATCTTGGTTATTATTAAAGACGCACCTCTTATCAGTTTAACAAGATCATTAAATTCGTCATCTGACATAAGTCTAGGATCCCTATCTCTTCTTAGGAATATCTTGCTTGAATTAGCAACTTCAAAATTTTCTAAGAAATATTTAGGTGGACAAACTATTTTCATAAGTTTAAGTACCTCTCTCATCTCATCTTTAAAGTTTATAAAGTTGGGGCAATCTATAGGAACTAAACTTGCTTTCATCTCCTTTAATATTCTAAGGGATCTTATTATACCAGGTATATCAATTTTTAATTTATCCTTATCCTTAGGAAAGTATATAGATTTAGGATCTGGTATACTTTTATCTAGATAGTTTTTTATTACAGTTTTTAATGATTCCTTTCTTTGATTTACTAAAAGATCTAGCTGTTTTTTTTCTTCTGTTAAATCTGGCTTAGGAATATCAAGCAATGCGCTCTTGTTTTTATAATCCCTCTCTTTATCCCTTATTGATTTTTTAAGTTCTCTTTCCTTTTGTTGTTGTTCTCTAATTTTCTGTATATCACCAGGAGGAGGAACACTATCAAATATTTTTGATAAATTACTCCTTATCCCTTCTAAAACCCTTTGTTTAGAATCCTGGTTATCTAATCCAAATCCAGGAAGCGGTATCAATTTATCAGGTATACCAAAAGATAGAGCTTGCTTAATTTTTTCAAAAGGATCTTTTATAACAGGATCAGATTTTCTAGGAATAAATCTGGGTCCTCTTAATCCGGTAAGGAAAAAAGAACTCCCCGTTAAAAACTCTTTTATGTAGACAATCGGGGTTGGCATAAACCCTCCTATAAAAGGAATGAATATAACCAGCAATCCCAAATTAAAAGGAAGGGGTATTAATATAGGAGGTACTATAGTCCATATCATAGGAAGCGGTATCCTTATATAAGGATTTCCGTCTATAGGATTAGGAAAAGGTATAGGTATAAAAGATGGCGGAAGATATCCCACGGGCCAATATTTTAATCCCAATCTTACTGAAGGACCCTGGGATAAAAAGTATTTAGTATCTTCAATTGGAGGAAGACCGTTAGGGTATGGCAAAAGACCAACTTTTGTTACATCCTTACAAAATTGTTTCCACCAGCACCTTTGAAAAATGGTTGGACAATCAGAGCTAGGAGGAGATGATAATAAATAATTTTTTGTTTTAAAATCAGAACCAGGCTCGCCACAACAAATAGGGGGGCAATTCTCAGGATCATCCTCGTCTGGCTCATTATTTACTCCTGCACATTTAACATCAGAAAATCTTTTTTTAACATTCTCCGGGCTTACAGAATCGTTTATCTCACTAACCTTTTGTGAAGCAAGAAGCATAGTATCCCTTATCTGCTCGTACTTATTTTTTACATCTAAATAATTTTCATATATTCTAATACCTATTACATCAGAAGCAGGTAGTGTTTTTGCTAATCCCTCTCCAGCCTTTATTGCTTTATCTCTTATATCTTTTATAGCAGGGTCTATATACTGCGATTTGCTTTGTCTATATTTTTCATCCCACTTAGGTTTAAAATTACTATAGAAATCTGTAAAAACTGGTGTTGGTTCTCCGTCTTGTGTGAAACTTGAAGGTCTGTTTTTTGAAGGATCTCTAGCATCATTATCTCCTCTTTCTTCTGCGGTAAAGAAAAGCCAATTAGAAGAAGATTTTTCTATGAGTTGCCCGTATAATATTCCTCTATCCTCTACTATTTTATCTATTATAGATTGCTTAGAGTCATTTGTTTTAATTATTTTTTCTATAAAATCATAGAACTTAGCAACATCAGGAAATCCTGTCTTTATATTGTTTATCTTTATATACTGATATGATGTTAAATAGTCAGCTTTAGTACCTCCCAATATTCCACCATTGCCAGAATATTCATTTCCTATTTTTATTTTTTCAGCATCTGGTTCATCTACCTCTGATAAAGGCTCAGCAGATGATCCGGAGAAAGTAATCTTTCCCGGTTTTTTAACTTTTTTATAAGGTAAAGGAAAGCCGTAATCAGATACGAACGATAGCTCGAATTGTAATTCACTTAGTGACTTTACGAATTTAGTTTGGTATCTTATTGAGAATTTTTTTAATGCTTCTAAAAAATCGTACCCATAGGAATCGTATGTGTAAGAAAGACCGGTAGCTAGATTTTGTGCACTGCTTTTAAATACTCTTTCGTTTATATCTAGTGATGAATTTCCTTGACCATATAAATCAGTTGTTGCAGTATTGGTTGGAATAAAAGATTTTTCAACATCTCCTATGGTAACAGGAGCTTGCTTTCTTTCTTCCAGAGTAGAAATAGAGGCATTTAATAAATCCTCCGTTTCTTTTATTTTATTTTCTAATATTCCTATAAAATTCCTTTCTATAATTATTATTCTTATATCCTCTACATTTTCCTTAAATTTTATTATTCCTTCGGAAACTGGCCAAGATGCAGTGGACTCTTCGTAAGTTATAGGAGATTTGTTGGCATTTATTTGATTATTAAAAAGAATCTCTAAATCCGGATCGCTTAATTCTGTATCATAAACGTTCAATAAAAAAAGATCCTCTGTAAATATATTGTTGTTCTCTAAGAAGATCTTTTTGTCGTTACTATATTTAGTATTCTGATCGATTAATTCTTTCTTATACGCTTTTATTTCATCGTTATAAGTTAATATTTCGATCCCTAAACCAAAATCGCTAGGATCACCACCATCATTTTTAGGAACTCTAGCAATCCAATTCTCATATAAAGATTTCTGATATTCGTATATCCCCTCATAATGATATAAAATTTCCTCTAGACTTCTTTCTAAATTTTGCCATCTAGCTAATAATTTTATGTCCTCCTCAAGCTTTTTACTTTTATCTAGAGCTGATGATATACAAGAATCTATTGCATTAACATCTACCGGAGATGGTACTGGATCTGGTAAAGTTTCTCTATTGAATTCGTATGTTGGCGGATCACAAAATTCGTCTAATATATCTTCGAACGAAGACTTAGTTAATATAGGATCTCCAGTTATAGGATCTTCTGGTACTCCGGGTAAACAATCATCATCTATAATTGGATCATCACCATCAGGAAAAAAATTAGCATCAAATCCGTCTATCCTTTCAGAGCTTGAATTTTCAACTCCATCACAAGGATTAGTATTTGCATTCTGGTCTTTTAATAAACCGTTTATTTTTTCTAATGCTCCGTCTATGCTTAGATCGTCTCCTCCTATCTTTACATGGACTATTTGTGTTTTATTCATTATAAATTCTAGGGGTATATCAAAACCTAGAACTTTCATTTTTCTTTTCTTTCTTGAACCAGAGTTAGAAGGTTTTCCTAAGATTAGAGGATCTATATTATCAAATATTTTTTCATTTATTTTTTCTAATAAATCCTGGTTTTTTCCTTTCAGATATTTAGTTATTCCTGATGAAGGTATTTTTTTAGAAAAACCAAGATCCCTATTTCCTACACTTACTCCTAGATCCTTTTCTGTTACGGATATATTTTTCTTATACTCATCAGAATTTACAAGCTCCTCGTATAATTTTTTATCCTCTTTTTTTATAGATTCTAAAATGATTCTACTATATAAATCGTCTCCCTCATATTTACAAGATAGGTCCTCTATTTTTTTTAATGATATAGGAGGACCTTGAGGTTTTAAGCTATCTATTATGTTATCTACTTCCTTTTGACTTTTTTCTAATTCCTTATTAAATCCCTCTTTAGATTGTAAATCCTCATAAGGTATATTAAAATCTTGTCCACCTGATATTATATTTAATATCTCATCAGTAGACATTTGAGAAAAATCCTTTCCTAATAATTCATCTATTCTAGATCCTATTTCCTCTGCCATACTAAACTCCTGTTATTCCTGTAGCTCCAGTAGGTCCTGTAGCAGATCCTGTTACACCTGCTCCTGTTACACCTGCTCCTGTCGGATTAGGTATACCTACCGGAGAATCATTATTTATTGGAACAACAGGAAAATCAGGGGAATTTTCTCTTGTTACTCTAACAGTCTGACTTGTAGCAAGCTGTTCAAAGCTAGATGCTAAAGTTGAATTAACCCCTGGGGTAGCTGGAAGTTTACTGTCTATAGATATTGCTAATTTTTTAAGAAAGTCCCAAAGAGGTTCTGCACATACAGCAGAGAACAAAGGAGAATGACCCAAGTTGGTTGTTTTTCCGTCCATCCAAACTTCTTCAGAACTATGTTTAATTCTTGTTATAGCAGTATTCTCTATTTCTTGATCCGCATACTTAGTTATCTTTCCGCCTTTTAATTCTATAGATGATGTGTCATCAGCATGAGTTATTAGTATAGAGTTATCATTTCTTATTATAATTTTAGATTCTTTTAAATCTATTACAAGACCTTTCTCTACAGTATAATACATTTTAAGTCTCTCTATCCCATCATAAATAATAGAATGAGCTCCATCATAACTAGCACTTATCTCTTCAATTAAATCTGGAGCAAGTTCCTGTACAGCTTTGTATTCTGGACTATAATAATTACCATTATTAAATTGAACGTGAACTACCGATCCTAATTTAGGAACAGACATTCTACCAGATCCTCCTCCTAATCCATAACTCTGTTCAAATCTTTGATGTGCCCAAGGAAGATCCTCGTCTAGTATATCTGGATCAAAAACCCCAAAGACTCTAATCTTAGCTCTACCTTTGAATTCTGGATCCTTGTTATCTACAACAACACCTAAATAATGAGAGATCTCAATATTAGGTCTTTCTAATTTATTTCTGTCTACTAATCCCATTTTTAATTATATAAGGATTACCTTAATTGTTTTCATTATTAGCCGAAGGATAAATTCTACCTATTCTAGAAACATTAACTGGCGAGTTTTCTGTTTTATATTCGTCGCTATTTAAAGAATTGTAATTTCTCCCAGGAGCTCCTAGATCTCTACCAGGTACAGTTTTATAAACATCCTCATTTAATCCCTCTTTAAAAGAGCCAGAATCTTTGTATTCATCATCATTTATCTGTCCGTAAACAGCCTTATTCTTATCATATACTTCGCCTAAAGGCGCACTTTCTAGATTAATCCTATCCTCGTACACCTTCTCGTTTATTTGTGAGTATTCATTTTTATCCTCTTCGTAAACATCACCTATATTATTGACTTCAGTAGAAGATGGTATCTCATATTGATTTTCAGTAACTTCCGGATATTGATTATCTTCTCCTGAATAAACATCGCCTATATTCTGTGTATCCGGCTGTGGTGGAGTTGTATAAACATCATCAGATATTGTTGGATATTCTGGATTATTTTCAGGATAAACGTCATCGTTAAGTTCAGGATAAACCCTATCAGGAACACCCAAGCTTGATCCTGGATTAGTTGTGTATTCATCTCCTCCTGGTTCTGGATATTGTCGGTCGGGTAATCCTAGTGATGTCCCAGGATTAGTAGGATATACATCTCCTTTAATTAAAGGATAAACCCTTCCAGGAACACCTAGATCAGATCCTGGTACATTCTTATATTCGTCACCTCCAGGCTTAGGATATTCCCTATCAGGAAGTCCTAAAGAAGTTCCAGGATTTGTTGGATAAACATCCTCGTCTAATCCTGGAGGGGTAGCGCTAGATCCATTATATGCAGTACCTAAGTTTTGTATGACAGTTACACTACCTTTATATTCATTTATATCTTCTGTTATGTTTCTATAAAGTCCCTTCTCTTCCCTTTCAATAGGACCTCCTAGTCCTCTAGCTTGTGGACTATTATCAGCAAAAGGGTTTGGTATTCCGTTTTCACTAAAATTTTGTATATTACTTACTACCGAATACGCACTCCTTAATGCAGAAGCTGGGCTAATTCCACCGAATCCATAAATATTTCCAAGTAAAGCTCCTTGTAATGAAGTAGCACTTAGATTAACACCATTTATAGTAACACCCTGTTCTTTAAGATCTGCAACACTATTAGTTATAAAATTAGATGCAAGTTGTGTAAAATATTCCTTAGGATCCGCTTTGTCGTCAAATGTTGCCTTTTCTATACCAGCTGATCCAGCATAATCATAATCATCATAAGGACTTTTTCTTGATCCCCAGACATCCGAAAGAACCATATTCTTTACATTGTCATCCTTTTGCATTACATCAGCTAAAGCATTAAATTGAATTTTATAATCTTTAACCCTACCTACGTGAATTTTAAATTTACTGTTAACTGCCGATCCTCCTTTATTATCTAGGGTACCATAAGACGGATAAGAATCATCAAAATCAAATTCACATTGATCAAATTGATAAATGAAAGCGTATGGTCCTAATGTATATGATCCAAATTTATCTGATGGATATAAATTAGAATCTTTTGAAGTACTTTTTTGTAAAAGTCCCTCCGTATTATTTAAAAGACCAGTTTGTGAATTGAAACTATCTAAAAAATTAGCCCCTTGCGCTACAGACGGAATAGAGAAAGGATTTAATATATCATTAATTCCATAAGATAGCTGTATATTTCTTATCTCAGATACTACAAGCCACATTCTAAACTTCCTTAAATTTTCAGGTAGCATTACTCTATGGTAAGTATAATCATATATAGCTTTCCTATAAAGTTCTGAAAGAGAAAACATTCTCATGTCTATGGACTCTAAGCAATCTATTGTTAAAGTCCCCATTCTATAAGGCTTTCCTGCCTCCTTATGTAAATTTTTTATATCTATTTTAAGTAGAGTATCTAATCCGGTTACAGATTGAAAATAATATGGACATTTCTCGTTAACAAACTTTAGGCCTTTTTTAAATGCTTTTAGCATTTGTTTTCTTTTTACAGATCTCTGCCCAAGAAATTCTTGAGCCCCCATATAACCTACTCCTCCTCCGTTCATATTAAAAGCTCCTTGCTCTGCCCTACTTTTTATAAAAAATTTACTACCATAAAAGAAATCTGTACCTGTATAAAAATTACCCCTATTAGCAGCATCTATCATTAATAAAGATTGCTGGTATGCAGGATCCGTTATAATATTATAAGATTTTTCCTTGTCTCCTGGTTTCTCTCCTCTTATTCTTCCAGCTATATCAGTTATTTCTTGATTGTTTGATCCCCCCGGTTCGTCCTGAGCATTTCTAAAAAGAGGAGAAGGTGCTAAAAAAGTTTCCTCATCCAAAAATGATGTTTCACCAAAGTCGAATATAAATCTAAAATGAAGATATGTTGGATCTTCTTTTTTACCGTGCTTAGTAGTTGATATACCCTTTAACCAAGTTTCTCTCTGCGCGTCTATTTTTCTTTTTAAGGCATCACCATCAGGAAGAACTTGGTTACCTAATGCTCCTCCAAAACTATCGCCACTAAAATAATCTGCCATTTTGTTTAATTATTTACTATAGATATCATTTTTAATTATCTGGGTATTTTCTTGAACTATACTAGACACATTATCAACGAAATCATCAAATTCTGCCTCAAATTCTTTTGTATTTAATGATAATGGTTCTGAAGCTAATCCTGGGTTTAATGCCCATTGTTTTTTACCAAGCATCATAGTTTGATATATTCCACTCTCATCATATTCTATTGTAAATCCTAAAACAACATAATTACCCGAGAGAAACATATTTATATTTCTTTTCTCGCCTTTATTACCAAGCATAGATTGCTCTCCTACTTTAGTGCTATAACTGGTGGATGCTCCAATACTAGGAGCACCTTCTGTTACAATATATACAGGAAAAGTTTGTCCTCTGTATAGAAATGGTGTCCATGCCCTATTTTTTACGTTCAATACTATTTTATAACTATCATTTCTGTTTAGTATATTCTGAACAGAAGCTTGTTGAAAATTACCATGTACATTCTCAAAATACATAGTACCAACATAAGTCTTTTTTATCTCCTCTTTGTAAGAATTTTCACCAAGTCTACCTTTGTTTATTACGTCTCTAGAACCTAAATTTTTATTAGTAATAGATTCTATATCATATTCAACAAATTTGTTTTTAGGCTTATCTGAAACAAGTTTAGAATCGTAGAACTGGACCTTTTGAAAATATCCAAGATCTTTATTTATACTACCAGCATTTTGCTCTATTGATATATCTTTTATAAAAAGAGGGGATTTACTAAACTGAGTTGAGTTTGTTAGCATTAAAGGGAATTCAACCTCAACTGGTTTTGTTCCCCCAGGAAAAATGTCACCAAATGAATCTGATCCATAAGCAACCCTCATATTCTCTATTTTGGGATTGTTTTCGTCGAATTGTTTTTTTAAATTAACTAGATTTATGTTATAATATTGATCTATCCAACAATCAAAATAATCTTCTTCACCAAGCCAAGAGCTATTTACTATGTGTCTTATTAATGTTTCATAATCAAGATTGGGAGAAACCCAATTCATTGAATCATTCATTTTTACCTCATTAGAAGCATATCCTAATCCAAGGTCCTCAGCAACTTTTAATAAAGCGTCCGCGCTGCTTCCTTTGAATGTTTTAGAAACATGTTTATATAATTTAGGAATTCTAACCTCTGCCATTATAGTGTATGATTGATACTTACCACTAGATGGTGTGTAATCGATATAAGGTCCATTATTAAAAGGTGATATCACCTCATTTATTATAAAATCCATCCTAATTGGTTTAAACATTTCACCAAATGGTCTTATATAAACGGAAACTATATCTCCGTCTTTAGGAAAAGAAGTGAAAATAAACTTCTCATCTATTGTTTCAAATCTAAGTATAAGTGTTGGTTTAAATCCTGTTAGATCTAATTTAAAATATTTTATTCCATTTATTATCTCGGTGTTTATTCTTACTAAAGGTTTAACAGTACCAAAATATTTTTTCTGGACATTATCTGCCTTCTGGTCATTTAGTTCTAGATCACCTTTTTGTGTAGAAGTATCGACCACAGCTAATTCATCCAAAAATATATTAGGGTCCCTATATTGAAGTATGGCTTTCCTTACGTTTATTTCTGCTGGCATTTATCTTATCTTTTAAAAATATTTTTCTGTGCAAGTTTAGTTTTTATATCAGTAACAGATACATTCTTTTTTGATCTAGATTTACATTGCCCTATGTCAGGACCAAATATTAATTTCCCCTCAGTTACTAATATTTGTTGTTGTCCTTCTCTTAGAAGATTAGGAGGGAGAGGTGTTTCTGCAAGATTTGATATGTTTTTAGAATTTAAATATTCGAGTCTATCCTTGCTTACTTGTGAGATCTTTTCCTGAAGTTCTTTTCTAAAAGATCTGGCTTTTTGCTTTTGGTTTGTTATACTCTTACCACTATCAAATAGATCATTAATCATTTGTTCCCCTGGTATAAAGAGTATCTCTCCTAATTTAAGACTTAATGGATTAGATATATTATTCAATTTAAGCATAGTTCCCATACTAGATTGATCATAAAGATATAGCATAGATAATAAGTCAGCTCTAGCCTCAGTCTCTTCGTCTACAACTGCTATAGATTTTAGGGTATATCGTATATTTTTAGGAGACCAAGATGGAACTAAAAGATCTACAGATCTCTCCTGTGTATTAGGATTAGTAAAAAATGGTTTGCGTTCTATTACATCTATTCCTAACATATCTTATTTTTATTTTATTGTATTGTACCTTCAGTACTTCTTCTTCCTGTTAAAGGATCTATATTATCGTTAACAATATCGTATATATTTTTACCATCTGTGTCGTTAGGGAATACACCTTGAGTATTAACCCAAGCATTGGTACTTTCTTTACTAGAAACAAGCTGACCTAAATACAATCTTCCATTACCTCTGTTAAACATAGATTCCCAATCACCCCTGTGTCTCTGTCTTCCAGGCTCTAAAGTTACACTAGCTTTCATTTCTGTTGGAAAATCGTCAGGTCCTAATGTGTCGTTAAATTCTATCTTTACGTTTTTACACACCAAATTTCCCATCATCGCAATAGGATTCAAAGGATTTCCTATTGTAACATGCCACTCTCCAGTTGGATAACCGCTTAGCATTAAAGGACTATAGTATATTTTTTTGAGAAATAAATCCGAGATCATTACTGACAAAGATTTATATAGCTTAGAATCTGCAGCAACACCTTTAGTTGGATCATTACCAAACTTTTTAAGATCGTTTACTACCTGCTCCATCTCTTCTTTTACGCTTTTTTCAGCATCTAGTCTTTTATTTACTTCACCCTCAGAAAGAAGCTGTCCTATTGCTTCCCTTATGTATTGCATAGGATCTGTTATAGATTGAGCATATTTTTTTGGTCCTCCAGGGAATCCTAGACCTAAAGATGTCTGTTCTATTCTAATCTCTGGAGTTAAAAATTGTCCATAGTCCGCTCCCACAGATAATATATTAGACATTAAATCTAAAAACAAAAGCTTAGAATTTACTTGTCCTGCAGAATTTAATGTATAATGAAAATACAGAGTGAAGCCATTCGTTCCACCATTAAATCCTTGCTTTCTCGTATTTACCTGATTTACAGTATTTACATTAACAAATATTTTTTTAGATAATGGACCTTCCGCAGTTACTGCTTCGTCTAGAAGAGCTCTTTCTAATTTATTTAATTGTTTATCTGGATTTAAAAGTGTTTGTACAAATTTATCATAAGATTCAATCTCAGTGTCATTTATTTCGTTTCTTGATCCGCTTGTTATAGCGGATTTTATTAAGTCACCATAAGGTGTGTTCATTAACCCCGGATCGCCAGTTTGTTCATTCTTAAGAGCCTCTTGAGTCTCCATGGTAAAATTTAAACCAGTATCTATTCCTAATATAGAATTAAGGGAATTTCCTGTTTCCCCACCAAAAAAAGTTACAATCTGAGCAACAGGTAATGAAGTATTTAATCTTGCCTCGGAATCTTGTAATTTTCCTAAAGTTGGTATGTCTTGGGATACGTATTTTACAGACTTTTGGTCTTTTTTTCCTTCTACTACAAAATCACCTCTTTTTGTCCCATTTGCTAAAATTTTAAGGGAATCTAAAACAGGATGTGCAAATCTTCTGAGTGTTATCATTCTATTATTTGGAATGATTCCATAGTATTTACAAAATATAAAATCCTTAACATTATATATTTGTCCTCTGTAAGGGCTACTAGGATCAAGGTAAGCAGGTCCTTTAGTTCCCCTAGTAACAGCATCAATTATTTGTTTTGCTGTGGGGTTTCTAGACTCCTGCGGAGTTATTTTAGCTAATCCTGCGCTTAGCTCAGAAGTAGCATAATTAACTCTTCCATTATTTACTCCTAATACATAATAAGCAAAAAGACCCCTATAAACACCATCAGAAGTTGCTGCATCATAAAATAAACTCTTAGGAAGATACTTTAACTCAGAAAGTTCATATGTAGCAAACGTTTTATCAGCTGCATTGGAATATATGAATGCACTTCCTTTAAAAGTTTGTACCGCACTAACAGTTTTTCCTCCCTCCGTAAAGGTTCTCATGGAATTAACAGCCTTTCCTACATCAGATACTCCAGTCATATAATATATACCTATTTTTTATTAGTCAACTAAAATAACGTCGCAAAATTCGTATTCTAATATTTCTAATATTTTACCTCTTAAAAGATCTATAAAAGGGTCAGTAGGGTTATCATATACTATAACTAAATTAAATCCGGATGTTAATTTTGTTTTAGAACTGCATATTTTTTTATGTAGCCACTCCTCGAAAATATATTGTCTTATTTCGTTCATAGAGGAAGGAGTTAAGCTATTCGATTTAAACCACATATTAACATCTATTGTATGTAGTCCAGAGCAATCCCCGTAATCGAAATTTTTTAACTTATCAGCTTTTGAGATTATAAATGATTTAACCGACACTATAAATCAATTATCTTTTTTTCTATTTCTTTGCTCTGTAAGATTTCTTAAATGAATAAGATTTCCCATAGCTTTAGATCTTTCTCTAACTTCTTCTGCATTTGAAGATTTCTTTCCCAGAAGACCATTTTGTTTAGCGATCTTTCTTCTTTCTTTTCTATTCGGTAGATTCATTCTCTTCTTCTTTTTGGTTAAAAATATCTTTAAATGTTTTTATAAATAAAGTACTAACTAAGCTATCCTCTAGATTTAGAGCTTCATCTACGCTAACTAATTCGAATTTACTGTCTTTCTCTGACTTAGATCCATCAGTTTCTTTATCTCCTGATACCATACCTGTTATATTAACAGCAAAACATGGATTAGAGTTTAATACCATTTTAGATGTGTAAAGACTTCCTAAGAATTTCCATCTTTTAAGATCCTCTACTAAAAATCCAGACTCCTCACTCATTTCTCTAACTGCAGTTTGATATATGTTGTCGTCTTTATCTTCCTGTGATCCAGTTATTAAAGTTTTTGCCATCCCTCCAGGTCTTTGATCTAATACCTCTGATATTATACCTATCTTATTAGGAAGGCCTTCATCATTAAGAGTATAAGGCATTATAATAACGCCCGGATTTATTTGTCTGACAAAAAGGTGTCCGTCTATTTCAACGACCTCCCTATTCTTCGTCTTTTGTATTACTACTTGTTCCGCTTTTTCGTAAAGTTCCATTCGATTTATATATATCTTTTATATTTATCCTTAGACTTTCTTTTATTATTTCAATATCCAAATCCCTAACAACAAATTCTATTATTTCATCTTCCGCATCTTCAAATGAAGAGTTAAGAACATTGTATAGATTTTTTGTTGGTAAATTGAGTTTTAAATTTATACCAACCTCAACCCAATTAGGTTTTTGTTTTTCTAAAAGAGAAACTATAGGATTATCAGAAACTTTGATCTTTGTCTTTCCTTCAGATAGCATAACATTTTTAACAGGGACCTGATGTTCTATTACTGGAGCAGATTGCACAATAGAAGAAGAATCTATCTGCATCATATATTCATTCACCAATGAGTAATTTATTCTAGTACCACCTTTAAAATTTATCCAAACTATACCGGTCGTAGGGTCCTTAAAAATACTCTCATATTCACAAACGTTTCCAGCATTATCGCCCTTTGTCCATTTATAAAGAAAAGGCTTGAGTTCTCTATCAAGGATTTCTACATCAATTTCTTCAATGTTTTCCATGTTATTATTTTTTCTTTTGATTAGTTTTTTTAGGAGATTCCACATCTTCCACTATTTTTATATTTATAAATCCTTCCTTTTTTATGGAAGAGATCCAGGCTTCTAGGTCTTTCTCAATTATCCATGTGTCTTCGTATCTTGTACTCCCTGTGCTATTTACTATGAGTATATTATCCATATGAGAGGCTTTATGTCTTGTTATTTCTACTAAAGCTTTACCTTTTTCTTTAGAAAATACCATCTTATAGCCTTTCTCTATGCTCATAATATTTTATAGAATTTTTATCATAAATAATTTCAAAATTAAACTGTTTTATAAATAGGGTAATTTTTTTCAAATTCTTCAGGGGTTACTAGATCTAATATCTCATTTCTGTTTTCGTGAAAAAATTCCCAAGAAATTGCATCATTAGGAAAGGCATTTATTGTTTCACTCAACTCTCTAGTTAATATACCAACTCCCCAATCAGTGTTAACTGTTACTAATTTTAAATTGTTTTTATAAAGTCTTAGCTTTATTAAAGAAAGATATACTGTACCGTTCCATTCGCCGTTAGCAGGAGCAGTAAAAACTGGCGATTCCGCAGCGTGATATCTAGTAGGTGGATTACAGTCATGTAAAAGTATAGTACCTCCCTCTGCTAAATGATTTAAAGAATTCTCAATATCTTTATCTACCTGGTGATCTAAATGAAGTCCATCTATAAAAATAATATCAAATTTATGGTCAGAATCTAATGATTCAAAGAAAGAATCTGAAGTCATTATATGCGTTGTGTGAAAAGAAACTGGAGCAGGATCAACTCCTATTTTGTTTTCACAACATATTTCTTTGAAGCATTGACCATCTCTTACCCCTATTTCGAGATAATTCTTATATCCCTTATTTTCTATAATTCTGTTTATTATATCGTATCTAGTCATAATTAAATTTTTTATAAGTTCCATTTTTCTTTAAATAGTGGATAAGATCCGCTAGTCATCTTATACATCTGATCATAATCTTTAACTACCCTTTCTGTTGTTTTACCTATGTTGTTATCGTGGTGTATAACAACAGAATTAGTAACTAATACGTGTTTTATGTTATTCGTAAACAACTCCATAGAATAATCATTGTCACAATACCAGTGCTGAAATCTTTCATCCAAATCTCCTATCCTTTCGTAAATTTCCCTTTTTTGTATTATACACCATCCAGAAATTTGTTTTCTTATTTCATATCCTTCAATAAGACCCATGTTTTCATTTATTCCATAAAGAGTCTGTGTCATAGGACATAAGGGAGAAAAAGAAAGAGCTTCAGGTACTGTTGAAGATGCTTCAAGTATTCTACTAAACCAGTCTTTTGTAAATTCAAGGTCATTATTACACAGAGCAACCCATGGTGAATTTCCTTTCTTTCTACCAAAGTTTAAAAACTTGTGATATCCGTAAGGAAGAGGGGATTCATATGTTTTTACATTTATTGACATCCAATCCCAGTTAACACCTGGCTCGGATTCAACTACTATTATATTAAAATCATCTACTGCATTATCTTCAGAATATAATAAGGAAAAAATACAATTCTTTGTTAGCTCCTTACAATAGTCGTCTTTTGCGTAGCTAACTATAACTATATCTAATAATTTATCTTGCATCATAAATCTTTCTAGCTTTACCTATTATACTTTCTAGATTTGAAAGTTCTAGCATATTTTCGGAGTCAGATGGAGAAAGATGTGGATAGGGATGTGTTTCTATAAACAATCCATCCGCATCCATTACTGCACCAAATCTAACCATATCCTCTATCAGATCTCCTCTACCTTCAGTTTTTCCGCTAATACCATTAGGCCTCTGTAAACTGTGTGTACAATCCATTATTATTTTAGATCTTGTACACGATTTCTTTAATCTTGATATAGAAGTGGCATCTACTATTAAATCATTGTAACCAAAGCTATTACCTCTTTCTCCTATTAATAGCTCCTTCCCTCCTGATTTATAAAATTTATCTTCTATAAATTTACACGATTCAGGGGAAAGAAATTGTCCCTTTTTAATAAGTACAGGTAGACCTGTTTTAGCACACTCTTCTATTAAATCAGTTTGTCTACAAAGGAAAGCAGGTATCTGTAAATAATCAACAACAGAAGCTACTTTTTCAACATGATGTGTCTCGTGTACATCTGTTATTATCTGCATATTTAATCTAGAATTTATTTTTTTTAAAATTTCTAGACCTTTATCTATACCAATTCCTCTAAATCCCCCTGATGATGTTCTATTGGCTTTATCAAAACTCGCTTTAAATATAGTATGATAGTTATGTAGTAATCCACATCTCCTAACTTCAGTAGCAATCTCAAAGCAAGTGTCCCAGCTTTGTATAACGCAAGGACCTCCTATAAGAATTCTAGTTTTTTGATCTTTGACCGAGATATCCTCCATGATGTAATTTTGAGTATTCTTTTTTGGTAAAATTCTTATCCATTAATCCAATAACTATTAAATCAGATATCACAGACATACAAGTTTTAGAAGTTGTTGGAGTTAATCCCATAGGACATATCTCCTCAACAGGACCAAATTCAATATAGTCTGCGCATTTTATAGAGATATCCTCGGTTTTGGTTCCGACTATAGCATATATGTAATTACCATACTCTAAATTATGTACAAGATCAATAAGTTCTAAAACCTCTCTAGTTTTACCTGAATTACTAAAAACTATAATTACGTCACCTGGTTGAACTATTCCCAAATCACCGTGCTGGGCTTCAGATGGATGTAAGAAAAAAGAAGGTGTTCCTGTTGAGGATAAAGTAGTGGCAAAGGTATGTGCGATATGTCCAGCTTTTCCCATACCAGAAGTTATTATTCTTCCGTGACCGATATACCTTCTTATCTGAGAAACTAAATTACTTACTCTCTGTATTGGTATTTTTTTTAGAGCTTCTATCTCTTTCTCTATTAATAATTTATAATCCATAGGATTTTATTTTATCTTCTATCATTTCATCTATTATATGGGAAAGAGAAAGTTTTGGTTCCCATCCTAATACTTTTTTAGCATCGCTAGCATCTCCTATTAATAAATCAACCTCAGATGGTCTAAAATATTTGCTATCTACTTCTATTATTTTTTTACCAGTTTCTTTTACTACACCAATTTCTTCAACGCCTTCTCCAATGAATTCAATTTCCATATCTAATTTAATTGATGTCATTTCTACAATTTCTCTTATTGTATAAGAAACCCCAGTAGCTAAAACAAAATCCCTAGGAGTTTCTTGCTGTAGCATTCTCCACATACCCTCAACATATTCTTTGGCGTGTCCTATGTCTCTTGAAGAATTTAGATTACCTAATTTTAAAATATCAGATTTACCAAGTTTAATATCTACTAATCCATCAACTATTTTCTTCTCTACAAAATTTTCACCTCTTCTAGGAGATGTATGATTGAAAAGAATACCATTACAAGCAAATATGTCGTATGCTTCCCTATAGTTTTTTATTATCCAAAATCCATAAAGTTTAGCAACTCCATAAGGACTTCTTGGGTAAAATGGGGTTCTCTCTGTTTGTGGTGTTTCTTGAACCATTCCATATAACTCCGAAGTTGAAGCCTGATAAAGTTTAGTATGTGGAGAATGAGTTCTTATAGATTCCAATACATTCAAAGTACCTATTGCATCTACTTGACCAGTATAATAAGGAATTTCAAAAGAAATCTTAACGTGGCTCTGTGCAGCTAGATTATAAAACTCGTCTGGCTTAATACTAGAAATTAGATTACTAATAGAAACTGGATCAGTTACGTCCGCATAGTGCCATTTAAATCTATCGTTATTTCGGAGATGGTCTATTCTCCAAGTATTAAAAGATGATGATCTTCTTATTGTACCATGTACTTCATATCCTTTATTAAGAAGTAGTTCAGCTAAATAGGATCCATCTTGTCCATTAACTCCTGTTATAATCGCTTTTCTAATCGACATATTGTATTTTTATAATATTCGTAAGTTTTTTTAATCCCCTCTTCTATTGTATGAGAAGGTCTCCATCCTGTTTCAAAAATTTTAGAAACATCCATAACTTTTCTGTATGTACCATCAGGATATTTGTAATTAAATTTTATTTTTCCCTTGTACCCTACCACTTCAGATATTAATAAAGAAAGATCAGATATTGAAATATCATTTCCCGATCCTACATTTATAATATCTTCAGATGAATAATTCTCAGATAAATGAATTAATGCTTCGGCTAAATCGTCAACATATAAAAATTCCCTCATAGGTTTTCCTGTTCCCCATACCTCAACATAACTTGAATCTGCTTCTTTTGCTTCGTGAAATTTTCTAATTAGAGCAGGAAGAACATGACTTGAGTCGAGATTAAAATTATCTCCAGGCCCATATAAATTACAAGGCATTACAGATATGTAATCATCCCCGTATTGTTGTCTATAAGACTGACACATTTTAATTCCAGAAATCTTGGCTATTGCATAGGCATCGTTGGTTGTCTCTAAATGTCCTGTCATAAGATATTCCTCCTTGATAGGAATTTCGGAATTTTTAGGATATATGCAGGAGGATCCAAGAAAAACTAATTTATCCACTTTGGACAAGTGACAGGCTTCTATAACATTTGTCTGTATTTTAAGATTGGTAGTTATAAAATCAGCCTTATAATCATTATTAGCTTTTATTCCCCCAACCTTTGCAGCGCACATAAATACAAGATCTGGCTTATTCTTTATGAAATATCCTATTACTTGTTCTCTGTTCTCAAGATCTAAATTATATCTTTTAGGAGCAAGAATAACAGCACCCGGATATTTTTCCAGGTATTTCCTATATAAATTAGATCCAACTAAACCTGTTGATCCTAAAATACAAACTCTTTGATATTTCATATTATTTTTTTTATTATTTACATGATTCCATAAATTGTAAGAGTCATAACCCTCTAAATGTTCCTCTAGTTCTTTAGTATTATGATATTTAATCAAAGGATCAAGAGCTTGGCTGTAATGGTATCCAAATTCTTCTAGTTTATCATATAATTTTTCCAAATAAATCTTAGATTTCTCTGGTTGTTTACATCTTAACCAAGACACTATATAGCCAATTTTATCTTGATAGCAGTCCATATCTATAAAAAGTTTTTCTGTGTTTAAACAGTCTATAAAATTTTTAAAGATTATTGTTTCGTCACCTGAGTATAGTCCGAGAAAAAATTTTCCGCTTATTCGCCATTTATGCCATTCATTGTTTTCGAAAAAATATATGCTATCTGATAAATTTTTTTCTAATTCTTTGGTATATCCCTCAGTTTCAAATATTCTATGAGATATTAATTGTAGTATACATGCACTTTCATTACAAGGGAAATCATTATATAGGGATTTAAAAAATTCCTTATATTTTTTATAGTCATGAGTATAACATAAATGTAAGAATATTTTAATATCTAAATTTAGAAGGTAAGGATATCCCTCTGAGTATCCCTTTATTAAAATAATACAATATTTCGTATCATATTTTAGAAATCCTTCAAATAGATATAATACCTCCTTATTTATTTCTAAATCCCCATGTTTAGGTACGGATATTATATCTCCTATTTTATATTCCATTATTATATGGGGTGCTGTAATAATATTGCATTTCCTGGTTCCTTGTAGTGTCTATACCATTCCAATCTTTCAGACTCTCCTATCCAGTTTCTCATTCCCATTTTCCACATTAATACAGACATAACAGTTTGATCGTGTCTGTGTCCATTTACTCTAGGATCTATTGATGCCTCACCATCGTGGTTGTGCCAAGGTGCAGTAAAAGCTGTTCCTTCCTCTGCTAATCTTAAATATTCTTTAAAAAATTCAGAATGCTTTTTTAAATTCAATCCAAATAAAGTAGCATAGGCATGTGGTATTTTGTAGGATTCTTCTCTAGTTATTCCTAATGGTTCTAAAGCGACATCTGCACACCATTCTCCTGAAGTAACAGATGCTTGTTGACCATATTGGAAAACAAAATATCCATTATTGTCTATGTAATCAAATATAGGAGTAACATCCTTAGCTGCATAAACAGCAGCATCTATCCAAAGTATAGATTCATAACCAAGATTTAATGCCTTTTTTATCATTCCAGCTTTAAAGCCGTAGTTTATTTCAGCGTGGGATTTAAAAGGAATATCTTCCACATTAGTCTCAGTTAATAAACCACCTCTATATCCTACTGTTTTTAATGAATCTATTAATCTATCCTGCCCTCTAACATATCGATCATTAGAAAAATTTAAAATACATCTTTTACTCATACTATTTTTTTTCAATTATACATGTCATGCTTCTTTCCTTACTAGTGGTAAATAATTCCATGTTTTTAATTGATTTTTTTATAGGTTCTAAATCAGTATAGATGGAAAATAATTCATTATTTTCAACATAATTATTGATCATTGTTAATGTAGTATTAGACATATCACCTAAAACGTCGTATCCACCAAAAGAACTGTGTACATCCTCTATAACATAATATCCTCCCTTTTTTATTAAAGGGAACATATGTTTAAAAGTTAATTGTTGATCTCTCATTAAATGCGATGCGTCATCTATTATGATATCAAACGAGATACCTTTTTTCTCCATCTCGGTGGTAAAAGATATTAAATCATTCTCCTTACCCTGATCGTATTTATATAGAGTTATTCTTCTTTTTAGATCTGTATCATTTTCCCATTCCTTATAGAATTTATCTGCATCCTTAAATACGTGTCCGTTACCCTGTAGCCCCTCAAATGTATCTAAACCGTGTATTTCTGCATTTTCAAAATAATCTCTCCACATTAAAATACTAGCACCGAAAAAAACGCCTATCTCTAGAACATCCTTTACACTGTCTCTTATTACATTAAATTTATCGTCATATGCCTGACAAAACCCGTGTGAAACCTTGTCTGTTCTATATACAGATCCTAAGGTTTGTAGTGATACTTTTTCTTTCATTTTTTTATTATTTAATATTTAATCATTTCTTTCTTGCTAATTGGCCAACCTATTCCTTTATCAACTTCAGCTAGTTCCATTTTTTTAAAATTATTAGCAAATTCTTTTCTGCAATAAAAAAGATTAGTTCTTGGTGTAGAAGCTACTAAAAAATAACCCTTCTCTTCAGCAATTTTATTTAATGCCCCTGGAGTTGCCCCGTAGTAGCTATCGGAATTAAATCTGTGATTTTTATCATATTCTATAGTGTAGCTTTCTGTAGGATCTTTGGATGGATTATATTCTATAACAACTACTTTAGGAGAATATTTTTTTAAAGATTTCCATATCCATAAATCGTTACCATCTACATCAATTGATAATAAATCTATATCAAGAGGTATATTAGTATTACTAAGTATATAATCTAAAGATTCACTCTCTTCACAAGACACATAAGAATTTATTAGCTCAACATCAGGATTATTTCCTAGATTATCTTTTAAATTTTTAAAAGATTCAGCATCGCCTTCTATCAATACACCTTTCCATCCCTCTTCCCTAAGTTTTTTTGTATTAGGTATCCAGTTTCCATCGCCTGCGCCAAATTCACAATACCATCCAGTATTTATGTTTAATGTCTCGAATATTTTTTGTATGATACCATCCTCTCCACTTTGACTATATATTTGAGCGCGATGCTTATTTAAATCAATCATTTTTTTATTTTTTAGGATAAAGAAATATACAGCCTCTCATAGCTCCAACAGCTTCTGTGTTGTATTCTTTTGTGTATCCTTTTGGTCCGTAAATATCCTCTATGTATTTTTCAATCCATTCCCAGTTATACACAATTCCCTGCTCTGTATATATGTCATAACCAAATTCTGGATGATCAGGGACCATAAAATCATGTATAGCAAGTATAGGTTTCTTACCAGATTCTTTTATAGCTACTAACTCATTAAGAACCGGATTAGTGTACCAGTGTGCATCTAGAAAAATTATAGTCTTAGAATCATTTACTAAAGGTAAAACCTCTTTCAAAAAAACCGGACTGTCTTGCAAATGACTACTTATATTAGGATATGATCCTATTTTTTCCTTTGCTTTTTCGTAATATACCTCATTACACTCTACAGTGTAAACATTTACGAAGTTTTTTGCAAACCATTCTGTAGTTATACCATGATAAGTTCCAGTTTCGATTACAGTATCTAGATTATATTTTTCTTTTATATCTAGAAATTTGGATTCCATATAGTAATCCTCGTTAAAAGCTCCTCCTGAATTTTGCATTTTGTTTTTATTTATTTATTTATTTTTATTTATTAATAACTATTTACGAAATCTATAATATTTTTAGGTATCTCTCCTTTTGTATAATCCTCAGATACCCCGAAATTTATACTTAATCTGTTTTTAAAGATTTCCATTCCTGTATAAAAAGTTAGCTGATTTTTTAGATCGTTATTATCCTTCTTATGATATCCCCTTGTATAATGTAAATGATTAAATGTAATATCATTCGCTTCTATTACACTCCCCTCAAGATAAGAAACGCATGTTAAATCAGTATCACAAAACATATGCTCGTATTCGGGATAATAAATATAATCTTTAGAATCTAGATATTCTCTAGAAAATATAGGCATAGTGATTAGATCCTTGCCCATTCCATCATTTGTTTTAATTATATAATATCCTCCTTTTGGACAAACATTAATTATTTCTGTGTCCCATCCATCAAAACAATCAGTATCGTCGGATATTATAAAAATTATATCCCCGTTTATGTAATCCTTCGCAGAATTTATAGCTTGTACTGTATTTTTATTATCATTTACTAATAGTCTTATTTTTATATCGTTTTCTGTTTTTGTATTATTTTTTATTATCTTTTTGTATTTTTCTAAACAAGGATCGCTATTATCTATCGATATTATAAATTCAATATTGCTAGGATCACTAGAACAATTATACCACTTAAGTATGGTTTTAGCCATTCTTAAGGGTCTTTCTCTAGATGCAGAAATTAGATTTATCTTAGGCATTTATTTTCTATATTATTAAATAAGAAATCGTCAGCTGATTTTATAATACTAACTTTATACAGATTATTTCTAACTGATCCTATCATACTATTATAAAGATCCGAATTTAGTACCGAAGGATCAAAACTATCATCCCATAGTATAATACCTCCCATATCAAATGATTCACCTATTTTAGGATCTCCCCAATAAATAGGAACAGTACCGTTAGCAAAACAATCTGTTATTTTTTCTGTGTAGTAATTATCATAAGAAGCGTTCTCGAAAACAACAGAAAACATATAAGGAGCTAGAGATTCGTCTCTAGATCTCCACCAATCTCCTGAAGGACCTATTCCGCTTCCTGATCTAGGGCTTCCGTGTGCTCCTCCAAAAAGATCTATTTTTTCTTTGATTCTTGATGCTACATTTAATCTTAGCTTATGTCCAGTAGTCATGTCTTTAGAACTACATACCATAGAACAAATTTTACTCTTATTATGTAAAGAGTATTGTTCAGGTTTAGTCCAAGGAAGATTAGATCCTGGCGGATTAAATATAAAAAACGAAGGATCTTTAGATATTATCTCAGAATCACAAGTAAATATGTTCTGAAAATAATTTTTAAGAACTACGTGATTATTTATTAAGTTCCTTTTTAAGTCAGGTAATATCTCAGACGATTCACAAAACCATCCAAAATTTCCATTCTTTCCACCTTTATGATTTAATATATTATTGTCTATCCAAACATTTGCTATACCCTCGTTGTTAGACCATTCAAAAGTTTTAGGTTTTAAACTAGAGCAAGAAGAATATTCGGGCGGGAATGGCGCCCATGTTGCTTTTAATTTTTTCATATTATATTAAAATCTTTATTAGTATAATTAAAAGGTCTTCTAGCATTTATCCTATTCATGTGTATATGGACCTGATTTTTTAAAGGAACTCTAGAGTTTACATTCTCTAAAATATCTCCCTGATTATACTGATTATCAAATAGCCTTATTTTAATAGAATCCCTGTGTTTACCTATGACCTCATGTTTTAATGCGTCGTGATCTAGCTCACATTCTCCAGACTTTATTTTTTCTGTACAGTGATCATCCCACGATTCTATTAATTCCCTAGTATTTTTTGTATTTTTTAGTAAAAGAGGTGAAGCAAAAAAACCATCTATACTTCCGTTATGAGAAACCAAACCTAAATCAAATTCAGAATCCACATCGGAGAAAAGCTTTAATTCTTTTTTTAAGTTGGTATCAGCGTCTATCCAAACTATATTTTTATCAAATTCTTCAATTACACTTTTTATAAAAGATGGTTTAAAGCAGCAATTTTGATGATAGCTACGATCCCTTGGGTATTGTCTTATTAAATAATCATATCCAAATTCATCTAATTTTTTTACTAATCCTTCTATTTTAGAAGAATAAAAATCACTATCGATAGGATCGGATACAAAGGAAACAAATATAGTATCCTTATCGTTTATATTTTTCCATTCCTTTATATGAGCTCTTTCTCTCGGGTTTTCTATTGGTCTAAATAAATTCATATCTAAAATAGTATTATCTTCCGCCTCACTTTTTTTATCCTCTTTTTCTTTCTTTGCCTCCGGGTCACCACTAAAAATTCTAACAAGAGGATTAAATCCTCTGTTTATCAATTGTCTAGTTACTTTAACACCTTTCTTCATATTAAAAAATCTTTTAAAACACATGAATCGAATTCTTTGGTTCTTTTTATATTTTTTCTTAGTACATCTCTTGTATAAACATTTTTATCTCTAACTCTAGATATACCATTACTTATAACCCTTCCGTCACTGAAATCTTCATTTATAAATCCTTCACTTCCCATAATATCTGCCCATAATTTACCTTTAAATTTAGGAAGCACATCATATTTAAGAACATCATGATCAAAATCTACATCATTAGATTCTATCTTTTCTAGACATATACCCTTTAAAGATTCCAAAAATCTTAAAGATCTTTCATTATATTTTATACAAAGGGGGGATGCTTTGATACCTTGGAGATCCCCAGTATGACTAGCAAATAATATATCAGAGTCCCATTTTTTAAATACTTCATGATATTCAGATATATTAGTATCAACATCTATCCAAACTAGATCCCTCTTTAAAAGATTTAACTTATCGTATATAAAAGATGGCTTATGTAATGTATTTTTCCAGTATTCCCTATATCCTCCTGACCTTTCTATCTCTATTTCTATCCCCAGGGATTTACATTTATTATAAAGAGCTCTAGAGCAGTTTTCATAATAGATATCACCAGAATAGAAAGATATAAAAATAGGATTCATTAATTGATATTCAACTTGTTAAATAATATATCGCACATAATTTTATTATTTCCGTACGATCTTGGTAAATGACAATCTATATATTCATGTGCATTATAGTCGTTTTTAGGCCATATTACCTTATCTAATCTTCCTGCAGCATATTTTTCTTCTATCCAGCCTCTTTCAAGATGCCTAATATAGTATCCAGATTTTTTCAAAGTCTGATTATAAAAAAACTTCTGATCAGTGCCACTTCGCAGATTCATTCTTTTTAATCTTAGAAGAAAATCTAAATGATTTTCTTCATTTAAATCTAGCAGATCTGAAAAACTTTTTGGATCTCCCGCAAGATAACACATTGGATATTGAGGATTGGTCCTATACCATCTATATTTAATGATATCTGAACTATAGGATATTAATCCAGTATCTCCTATGTACTCAGCGTGATTTATATAGTAACCAGTATCTCCTATGTACTCAGCGTGATTTATATAGTAATCTTTTGAGATAGGAAGCATATCCATATCGGATATGATGAATGGCTTATCCAGAATGTTTGCTGCCCAAAATCTAATACATTGTGCCTGTTGTGCAATATCCCAATCATTCCTTGATTCTAAATAAAAAACCTTCCCGTGTTCATAAACCCAAGAAGGTGGTTCCACATTATCTATATAAAGAAGAACAGGTTCTAATCCTATTAAATTCTTCCATGCTCTAGCTACATAAGGCCAAAAATCAAGGTATTCAGGATTTGAGTTAGAGCTAACTACTGCATATTCTAATTTCATCTATCTTCTTATTCTGAAATTAGGGTTTGAATTCATTTTACGATGAACGTTTCTAGATTCCTGATAATGTTCTATAACAGGAGATACACCAGGATACATCATCTTCATATGATCATAAATGAATGTGTATTCAGGTGGAAGATTATAATAATTCAGATCTGTCATTTCTCTTTGCGCCCTCTGCATATTTTTTTGCTCCCATGTTTCAGGTTTCATTCTTTCTGCCGGTGTTGCTTCGTTTAATTGTATCCATCTGTCTACAAATCTTTTTACCTTGTCATTATTTTTTAAGAATAGTGTACCTGACAATGCTTCATCAGCTCTCCATCTAAAGTCCTGAGTTCTATATGCTATGTCACAATCTAGGGATGGGATAAGTTCTGGATACTGTTTAAATTTAGCATCTACGTCTACATAAAGAATATCCTGATTTCTAGATTCTAATATACTCTTGATAAAATATGCCTTATGATGTGTGTTTTTCTCCCATGATCCTAAATCGTTTATTGCTTCTATATAATGGGGGATTGAAAATTGATTTAAAGACTGCCTAAGACTTTCTGCTAGAACTTCGTAAGAGGTGCTTTCTGTGTAATATGCTATAACTAAAAACTGGGGGCTCATAGAATTAAGATAAGATAGTATTCATAACCTGGGATTTACAGAGTAAAAATTTTAGTCCCTGTATGCAGGATAGTTTCAGTATTTAAGAAATATTTTTTTATAATGGGATATTTTAATTGTTTTCTATATATAATAAAGAACATAAAATGATTTTATGGCAGAAATGAAGCCTTATTGGTTTATAGAATCCCCTATAGATTTTGAATATAAGTATTACGTGCTTATGGCATATCTAATGAAGGTTAAAGGAAGCTTTGGTGAAAATGGATTTGAAAAAAATTTCAAGCATCTATTGACGATTAAAAAAGATTTAGAGAGCTTTGTTAAAAATACAGAGCTTAGCCAAAAATCCAGAGCTAAAATGACCGAAGACGAGAATGATAATTTTTATAATATATTAGATAGAAATTTAGATTCTATAGGAGAGATAGAGGAGATTGCTAAGAATTCTATAAGCGTTATAGATAAATTCATAGAGGAGAATAGCCATTTTTACGAGAAATACAATTCTTTAGTAGATGTGGAAAGTTATTGTTCCAAATACAATCTGTGGGACCAGGGATTTTTAGTTATAAGAAAAAAAGAGGAAAGGACCATGAGAATATTTAATTGGTTTTTTTCTATAGTTAAAATAGCAAACAAAGAAAACGTAGCTTTATTAATGACAGAGTTATTGGATCCTCTATGTGAAACTACTAGTGATATTAAAGGAATAAAAAAATTTCTTAAAGGAAACATAAGAGATTTTTCAGATCAGTATGACTGTATATTAGTAGCAGACATATCCAATGAGATTGATATGGAAATCGGGACAGAGTTAAGTAAGGAAAAATCTATAGATATTATAATGACTCGATTTAAGCATTAGCTTTTAAATCGTCCATCACAGATTTAGTTTCCTCTACTTCTTCATCTGTAAAATCGAATCTATCAAAAGGAAATTTATCTGCCTTAAAAAGATAAACTCTTTCTTCTCCAGCTTCGTCTTCTGTTACAACTTCTATTTTAGATCCGTGTCTGTTGATATAAAAATCTGCTCCTCTTCCGTTTTTAAGAATCTTGTTTCTTATAAAAAGAATAGCTCCTCCTGGCATTTTCGTTTCAGGCTCATATTCGCCAGCTTCTATAATTCTTTCTATCTCAGGGATAATCTTAATTATTTCAGAGAATGTCTTTTTAGCAAGATCATCTAATGATGAAATTTTCATTGTTGATGATATGAATTCGGTTATTTCTTTTTTAAGTTCTGGCTTTTCTATAAAAATAGATTTTAAGTCATCAACGAATGATTTGCTATTATAGCCATTTTTTGGATCATTGGAAGAATACTTAAATGGTATATTATAAGTTTTATCCATATTTCCGGCAGCACTGCTTTCATTTACAAATTGGTTAAAATTAAATATCCTTCTCATATTCTATTCGTTATAAGTTTTTTTCTTTCCTCAAATGTCATAGGATTAGAGGATATCATATCTTTTCCTATTTTAGATATACTTTCCTTATCAAATTTATCGAAAGATGGCTCGCCATCCTTAGAAGAAGATTCTGGTCTACATTCTAAAAATCCCTCGAAATCTTTTAATTCTAAAAAAACCCCTTGGGAAGTTACACTCAGAAGATCGTCCTTAATTAATTTTATTCTTGACCATATAGGTTTTAATATATTAGGCTCTCCTATTGTTTCTATTTCATATGACGATATTACCTCCACATAGAGATCTTTTTTTACCACATAAGAAGATCCACCTGCTTCTAATCCATATTTAGATTTAAAATCAGATGTAAAATTATCTATCTTGGATATTTTATTCATTTCTACATATATATCAGATTCCATAGGATAAAAAGATATATAGTATAAAAGTATTAACAAAATGGTGATCAGAAGTTATTCACAATTTATATCGGAATCTAAATCTAACAGAGGAGGATATGATATTAGCCAATATACAGATGAAATGTATATGTTAGAAAGCGAATATTTAAGACTTCAATCAGAGGGTTTAAACGAGGAGGAAATTAACGAAAATATATTTACTTCATTTTTTAGCTCTTTAGGAGGTGGTTTTACTGACACGTTTAAAGATTATATAATAGATTGGGCAGCTCAAAAATTTGGTATCGATCCTTTCGATGAGAACGGACAGCCAACTTTTTTCTACCAAGTTATTAGAAACGTAATAGAGCAGGTACATTTTACTGATCTAGGAAAATATTTCGGGTCTGGATCATGTAAAAATTGGGCTACTGCTATTATAGAAGGTTTATCTGAAACATTACAAGAAAGAGGAATAGAATATTTATTACCTAGATTAGGTATGAAAATAGACATGACTGAAGGAATGGGAGGAACTATAGCAGCAGGATTAAGAGAGGCTTTAACAAACGCTATAAATAATACTTCTTTCATGAATAACATAGAGAAGATGATAAGCGATAAAATATGTGGATTTAAACTTGGAGACGTTTTATCTGGTGGTAATGTTACAACTTCTGATAAACAGAAAATTCAAGGACAGATAGAAGCAGCTGGTGAAAAAAATCCAGATATATATACACAAGCAATGAGATCTGGCTTATCCAGTGTTCTCCAATTTAATAAATAAAAAGGATGAATCAGAAAAACGTAAAAAAAAGAGAGATCCTAAGCTATAAGGATTTTATGAAGGTCGTTAGCGATCCTTGGAATCCTGATAATCTTAGTAAGGAAGACAGAACAGGGTTACATAAAATATCACCCGAATCTGCATACGATTATGTGGGATATAAAGATGCTATTTTTAATAAAACATCTAAAATAGATTACCCAGGATATGGCGCTACTGAATCAGGAAGTGCTGCTTCAATAGGAATAACTGAATAAAAAACATAAAAAATGGATAAAAAGGAAGATGACATGGACCTAGAGGACGAAGACGAGGACGAAGATGACATGGACCTAGAAGACGAGGACGAGGATGAAGACGAGGACGAGGACGAGGACGAAGAGGAAGATGACATGGACCTAGAAGACGAGGATGAAGACGAAGACGAGGACGAGGACGAGGACGAGGACGAAGAGGAAGATGACATGGACCTAGAAGACGAGGACGAGGACGAAGAGGAAGATGACATGGAAGACGAGGACGAGGATGAAGACGAGGATGAAGAGGAAGATGATATGGATCTAGGAGACGAGGAAGAAGAAGACGAGGACGAAGAGGAAGATGACATGGAAGACGAGGAAGAGGATGAAGACGAGGAAGAAGAAGACGAGGACGAAGACGATGAAGACGAGGATGAAGAGGAAGATGACATGGATATAGGAGACGAGGAAGAAGACGAAGACGATGAAGAGGACGACATGGACCTAGAAGACGAAGAGGAGGAGGAAGAAGAAGAAGACACAGAAGAGGAGGATGAATCCGAATTAGAAGGTGAAGAAAATAATGAAGTAGAGGTTATACGATTCGATAACTTCTTCGGTAAATAATTTTTCCATTAAACATATTTAAAGCCCAGATTGATTCCGGGCTTTTTCTTTGTTTATCGATATATACATTATGGATTACTCATTACTAGAAAAGTTTGTATTTAAGGGAGTTAAAGGAAAGGAAAGACCCTTAACAGTTGTTATATTAACTACTAAACTTGGTAAAAGTCTAAAAAATGCTCCAACAACAGATAAGATAATGAAAATCTGTGAGGAGAAGGGAGTTAGATGTATAATAATAGATACAGAAAAAGGATCTATTCAAAAAACAATAAAAGGAACTTTTCTTATATCAAGCAGAGGAGGAAAACAACAAGAAATACATCTGGATAGAACCATAGTATTAACTAGAAGATCCTCTATAAAAAACAATGCAGCTAAGGGATTTTTTAAAAAGATGGAAGATCTAGGTTTTCCATGTGTCAATTCCTATGATTCTGTTATTATATGTGAAGATAAACTACAGACTACAAGAAAATTACAGTTAGCTAAAATACCTGTTCCTAAAACATCATTAATATCATCTGAAGCTGATATAGATAAAGCAGTAGAAGAAGTTGGTGGTAATTATCCAGTTGTTTGTAAATTTCTATCAGGAACTAAAGGAATAGGTGTATTTATGATAGACTCTAGACCATCTCTAGTTTCTACCTTACAGGCTTTGTGGCACTTAGCACCAGGGACTGAAATAGTTTTACAAGAAAAAATAGATGCAGATTACGATCTTAGAATACACGTAGTTGCAGAAAGTGATGGTATGGCAAGTAGAGAATACAAAGTCATAGCAGCAATGAAAAGAATAAAAATAGAGGGAGATTTTAGAACTAATTTTTCTTTAGGGGGTGAAACAGAGAATGTTAAGCTTTCCAAAGAAATAGAAAGAATAGCAATAGAATCTGCTAAAGCTACCGGATGTTTATGGTGTGGTGTAGACATTATAGTAGAAAAAGGAAAAAGTACATCAGCGGAGGAAAAACCTTATGTTCTAGAGGTTAATGCCTCTCCTGGAACTACTGGTATAGAAAAAACAACTGATATTCCCGTAACAGATATGGTAGTAGATTTTCTTTTAGATAAGAAAAACTGGGTTAAACCTAAGAAAACTACTGGATTTAGAGAAATGGTAACTATATCTGGAGTAGGAACGTTTGTAGGTAAATTAGATACAGGTAACGGAGCAACTTCTTGTAGTTTACATGCAGACAGCATAGAAGAATCCGATGGTAAAGTTTACTGGAAGCTAGGTAATCAAGAATTTGTAAATAAAATAGTAGGTCAATCAAAAGCTGAGGTTGGTGAAAAAATACACCACAGAGCGGTTGTTAATCTCGATGTAGATTTTAATGGTCTTGTATATAAGAAAGTTAAGTTCTCATTAGTAGATAGAACTGAAAAAAGTACCCCATTATTACTAAATAGGGATTTTTTAAGTTCCGCTGGATTAGTTGTAGACCCTTCGGAGGATTTTGTTTTAACTGACAGACCTGAGGGATATTCACCAAAAGATGCAAAAGGGGATCCTATAGCTGGTGTTAAGGTAGTTAAATCAAACGGGAATTCCGAGAAATAATCTTATTACCTCTTTTCTGTATTTAATCTGATCATCGACGATCATCTTATTTTTTAAAGCTAGTTTGCTTCTTTCTATTACAGAATCTGGAACTAATCCCTTAAAAGTATCCTTTAATATCTTTTTATTTTTTCTTTCCTCGAAAGGAAGACTTATAGCAAATCTAATTATATCGTGATTTAAAAAAGGACTTCTTAATTCTAATGTATGTGCCATCGATAACTTATCTAATCTGGGAAGATGATAATAAGTTAATTCGTGAAATATATCAGAATGCTGTGAATCATACTCATTTATTCTTCTATATCCACCAAATAATTCATCTGCTCCGTCACCAGATATAACGATTCTTGTATTAGAACCTTTTTTTATTGCATCGAATAAATGATACTGAGGAACTACACTTCCCATATCAACTGGAGATTCGTTCCATTTTTTGTATATTTCGATGAGATTTTTTTTACCTGAATCAGATTCTATATCAATATTATAATTTAATCTTTTCGATTCTACGTCCCAGTAGTATTCACAAGCTTTTACATATTCTTCATCTTCACCATTAGATATGGAATAAAAATCAACATTTCCACCAAGCTTTAGTAAAAGACCAGCAATTATTGAAGAATCCAATCCACCTGATAAAAGTAGAGATGTTGGATAATTTTTAGATAATAATCTGGCTTCTACAGATTTTTCCATCTTATCAAAAAGCCATTCACATCTGTCATCATATGTATTTAGCCCTGCGTCGAAGAAGTTAAAATCGTAGTATTGGTCAGATACATTAATAATATGAGGAGAGTCTAGATTCCATTGATAGAATCTATTAGGTTCAAGCTTTTTTATACCTATAAAAGGAGTTTGTTCTGTAGCTAAATAACCAAATTTAGTAACACCGGAGAAGAAAGATCTATCAAAATTTGGTCTTTCATTTTCTTCATATAATCCTTTTATCTCTGAACAAATCTCCCCTTTTTCGTTACGATATAAACATTTTTTTCCAAGGGGATCTGTAAAAGCATAAATATCCCTTTTTTTAGTGTCAACCAAAACTATAGCCCAAAATCCATCCCATGAAACTATGTGTGAATCATATAAAGCCTGTAGTATACCTATTCCTCCAAATTGGAATGTTGAAAACAATTTTTGTAAATAAGCCGTATCTGATTCGTAATTTCCGTAATTAAAAATCTCTCCGTTAAACAGTAGCCATCTATCTTCACCTATTTGTATAGGCTGTGACCAAGAATCCCCGTCTACTGTTTGTATAGGAAGTCTATGATGTACTAAACAAAGGTCATCCTTATAAACTACATTATGTTCAATTCCTCTATGAGCAATAGACATTATTCTTTCCTCACTTGCTCTTTTTGCTACTAATATACCACACATATTTAAATTCTTCTAATTTCTTGTTTAAACCTCACTACCGACTCCAAATCGAAGTTATTATTGAAAACCTTTACATCCACTCCCAAGTCTCTTAAAAGCAAAGAAAACTCAGTGAAAAGGGATCTTTCTTCTTCTACTCTAGAATCGTCCTGATCCCATATATCTTTAGTTCTTTTTTCTGACCATTGTCCTTGAACAACTATTATTTTAGTATTCCTAAAAAGTCCTCTTTTGTTAAAATTTATAATATCCTTTTCTGCTTGCTTTTTAGTTACTCTTCCTTGAAAAACGCCCCAAACAGAATTGGTAAGTATTCCTCTGTCGACTATCATTTTATCTAGAAATCCGGATGAATTTAATTCGTGAAGCATTACCTCTTTGCCTAACCCAAACCAATGGACCTCTTCAGATTGCTTACCAAAGTCCCAGGTAGAAAAATTTGAATTAAAATCAAATTTAAAAACTGGAAGATCCGTTTGTTTTGATATAAGATATGATTTACCGGATTTTCTGGATCCTTCTACAATAATAAGGGGCATAATCTATGTTTATAATTATACCCCTAAATTAATTAAAAATTTCGATTATTTTAAATCTACTGTGTCTGCTCTTACGTACCCATATTCGTACACACCTCTTTTTGTTGGGAATTGGATTTTGTACCAAGTCTTATCCCCGATTTGAGAGCTTTTTGCTACTACACTTGATATTAATAATCCAATAGGTGTGCTCTTATCTGTGTGCTTGTAGATTAAATTGTTAATAGCTCCAGTATTAGCCATAGCACTAGATCTTACGTTAACATATCCCTCACCTGAGTTTGAAACATAAGCTTTTTTACCTTGAGCTGTAGAAGCTTCTTCTGGTGCTAATCGATTACCTATTTTACATGTCGTGACCCAATTAGTAAGATCGAATGCTTTTCCGTTGTCAAATGTTACATTATTGGACTTGGTATCATATGTTCCTGTGAATTTTTTTCCTGAACTAGTGAAATATGCAACCCTGTAATTGATAAATATCCACCCGTACTCTTTTCCGGCGTAGAACATAATATAAGGATCTTTAGTGTCCGTAGTAAATCGTATTTCTGTTTTACCGCCTGTTGCTTTAATTTTATCATTAAGTGCGGATAATTGTTTATTATCCATCACAGTTTCTTTCTTGACTGCAGGGGGAGCTTCTTTAGATTTTTTAAAATCCTCTGAGAACTCTTTATATGCCTTTCTGATATAGGAGTTGTCTCTAGGGCCAGATGCACTTAGATCGTTAGTTTTAGCCCAATCAGCGTGATTTTTAATCACCCACGCTCTAAATTCATCTCCCTCTTCTTGTTTAGTAAAAGGAGTTTGAGGATATTCGGGATCTACTGCAGCTTTTGGTGGAGTGGTAGAAGAAGATTTAGAGCCGGAAGATTTAGAACCAGAAGATTTAGAACCAGAAGATGATCCAGATCCTCCTTTACTCATAGCAGAAATAGCAGCATCAACATCAAAATCGTCAGATTCATTAACTCTGTTTCTCATAAAATCAGAGAAAGTTACTATCTTATAATTATTGTCTATAGAAATACTCTCTTTCAGACTTGTTAGAACCTCTACGAATGCTTTGGTTATATTACCTGTAGTATCTCCGGATAATGTTGTATATTTTTTAGCCAATCCTGCTTTAACTCCCCTTATAACGTTTGCAGTATTTGCTCTTAAAGTAGGACCAGGATTGCTAGGATTTTTATATACAATTTTCCAATCTGGCTGTTCTGCTAATTTTGTACTTTTATATTTATTATAAATTAGTAACTTAACTGCCTTTATTGTCTCTGCTTCTTTTCCTGTATAAGCAGCTTTTCTTTGTACAATTGTTTCTGCTACTTCTATTTTACCCGTTGATCCTGTACCTCCTGTACCTCCTGTACCTCCTGTAGATCCTTTTACATTTAATTTTGTTAAATATAATTTAGCCTCGTCAAATAGATCTTTAATTTCTTGTATTTTAGTTTCTAACTCTCTGTTTGATTGATCTACTGGTCTTTCTTCTATATCTTTGTTCTTGTCGTCTGACCATTTTTTAGAAAGTTCCTCGTACTCAGTAGCTATTTCCACGTATTGATCTCTAAGTGTTCTTATTATAGCCTCATCCTTTCCTATTTCGAATTCACCCCCCTCATTTTTAGCTTTGTCGTACGTACTAACTAAAAGATCTAGAACTCTATTTTTAAGGGAGTTCATAGAATCTAAATTTGTTTCGTAGTATTTATATCCAGCAGATCCACTTCTAGCAGTATTCATCATCGAGCTAACTTCTGCCATTATCTGATCTCTTAATAGCTCAAGAGCGTTTATGAAAGCATTCGTTTTAAATTTTCCGCTAGCATCTGAAAATTTATCCTCGTATTTTTTTTTCTTTTTGTTTACTCTATCAACCTTATCCCCGGATGCTGTTCTATCTTTACCCCTAGCCTCTTCTAGAGGAGATACAGATTTCATGTTTTCTAGTAGGGAAGAAAATTTATTGCTAAAATATTTCATCTTTTATTTTTTTTATACTTTTTTTGTTTCCTGCTTAGCTTTTTCTAAAGTAGTTAATGCGTTAGTTATAAACTCTTTAACCGCTGTAATTAAAGCAGTATTTCTAATTTCTGTCCCATATTTTTGTGAATAAGCTGACAGTAACTGAGATATCTTAGCAACTCCTTTATTTATTGAATCGTAAGCCTTTTTAAAATCCTCTGAGCTTTCTGCTATCTTTTTTACCTCTGTAGAAGCATTCATTATCTGCCATTTAGTAATAATATCTTTAGAAATTATGTCCAAATTTATATCAGCTTTTTGTGAGTTTAATTTAATAAAATCAAACATCTCTGCTGCATATCTAGCTTTAACAGTTTCGTCGGTTATAGAATTTATAAAATAATTATACTCATCATATATTAACTGAAATATCTTAACAGCATATTCAGTGGCATATTTTATTTTATATTCGGATGTTCCTGGTTTTAAAAAAGCACCAGTACCTCCAGTAGATCCTTGATCTATAAGCGTTTCTCCCTCCTCATTTATTCTTGAATATTTCCTAGCAGTTTCTGTAAGGGATTCAAAAAGAGGATTATATTCTAATCTTTTATTGTACATTTTTTAAGATTTTTATTTATATATCATATTATTTGATGGATTCCATCTTTTTATATGCTACAGATTTTTTTTGAAATTCTGCAACTTTCTTTTGTAGTTCTATTGATTGTTGATTAAGAGACTCACTTTTAGTTAGTGTTCCGTCTTTCTCTCTTTTCTGTAAATTAGCAATAGCAAGATCTATATCAGATATCCTTTTATCTATATCCATTATTTGTTTTTCTGCATCTGTTTTAGCCTGGAGCTCTTTTGTTTTTTGCTGAGTGTTTTCTTGCTCTAAAACAAATTCGTGTATTTTAAATATTCGATTCTGCATATCTTCTATTTTTCATTTCCCTTTCAATGGTATTTACCCTGCTTCTTACTCGATCTATATTTTTTCTTAAATGATATTTTACATTCATTTCCTTTCTATCTAAGGTAGCTAAAGTATCTGATTCCCCTTGTCTTTCTGCTATCTTACGGTCTCTTTTAATATTATCTATTGCTCTTGAATAGGTATCCTCTAATTCAAAAAAGAAGTCCCTTATTTGAGTATAATATTTATTAAGATTATTCTGATCCAGGGATCTAGTTAATGCTGAAGCCTCTTTTGGCTGCATGTTTAGAAAATTCAAAACATCCTCGCTCATTTTAGGTGGAATCTCAATTGTAGGCATATAAGAGGGTCTTTCTTTTATTTCCTCGTAGAAAGAAGCCTTCCTATTAGCATCTCTAACTAAAGCATCAAATTCTGAATTTATCTGATTTAAAAATCCAGAATCTGATATAGATCCTATGTTCTTCATTAATTTTTCTTTGGTTTCCACTTCAACTTTAGCAACTTCTGAAGCAAAAAAAGCTTCTAACTTCGGTTCATCGTCTATAATTGATCTAGCTTCTTTGGTTAGTGCATTTATTTCCTGTCCCTTTAGAGCTGAATAAGTTCTACTTTGTCTTCTTAAATTGGTAACAGTAAATCTATATTCAGGGCTATTATCTCTATCAAGTCCATTTATTTCTTTTTCTATAGAAATAACATTAGAAACCTCTTCGTTTCTAGCTTCTCTTATTTTTTTGATAATATTTTCTATCTTACCTTTTTTTGAGGTAAAAAAGTCCTTAACACCACCAAATAATGAAGATAAAAATCCTTCATCTATCCTATCGAAATCCTCTAGTCTTTGTATGTATTTTTTATTAAATTCCATATTAATAATTTTTTAAGACTTAACTTTTTCTTTTTCCCCTAATTCTTCAAGATATTTTTCGATCTCATTATATAGATCATAAAGTTTAGATCTATTTTCTTCACCAAGATCTCCATGAGGATTTTCCTTAGTTATTGTTGAATTATTTTTCATCATTATATTATAGATCTCGGTTTCTAAATCAAAAATTGCTTTTCTTCTTGTTAAATATTTAGCCTCAGTGGATTTAATTAAATCGAATCTTTTTCTGAATTCTTGTTCAGGATCATCTTCAACTCTTGGGTCACTTCCAGTAGTTGTTGTTCTTTTAAGTTTTTCAACCTCGTATTCAGCTTTTCTTTTTGCTTCTTCTGATTCTTTTTTAAGATCATCTAAATTAACACTAAAGAAATCTTCTAAATCTTTTGTTCTATTAACACTTCTTGCAGTTATAGCCTTAGTCTTTTCGTATCTGTCACTTCTTGTTTCTTCTACGTCTACTGCTCTTTGTGCATTAAAATATTTTTTCTTTCTATTACTATCCTTAGTAAGATCCCTTACTCTCTGTTCGAAAGCACTTAATATTTCATTGTGAGTTTTAGTAAGTTCTTTAAATCTTAAATTTAAAGCATTTCTACCTTGTTGAATATCTCTACTAAGAGATTGATAGTTTGGATTTTCTCTGTCCTTATCTAGAGCTTTTTGGTCTTGTAGTAAATTATAGAACTCGTCATATATCTGATATTCTTCTCTGTTGTATTTAAGTTCCTGTTCTTTCATTTGAGTAAGTACAGTTTTTAACTTACTAACATCACCACCGAAAGCTCCACTTAAAAAATTCATTATAGTATCGCCTAATCCTTCGTTTAGCTCCGCTAGCTGACATATTAATTCACCTTCTGATATTTCACTAAACATCGGAGATTTTTTCAAAATACGAGCAGTTTTATCAATATCCCTATCGTTTTCTAAAAGAACCTGTTTTGCTTTTTGGAATTGACTTGCATTTTCAAATAACATAATTTATCTTTTATTCTATATATCCAAAAACCTCCCGGAAATAAAAAAGGGTCTTCCGAAGAAGACCCTTTTAAGTATGTATTTATACTGTTACTATTAGATGATATAGATGATAGCAGTAGCAGTTCCAGTGTTAACGTGGAATACGAAATACATTGTTTCTGGGTGGTGACCAGCCTCAACTAAAGAGTAACGAGATTTAACCGCGATCTTAGGAGACATTGTACCTTCAGAAATTGTTTGGATTGATTCTGCCATCATGTAAGGCATGAATTTCATACCTGGCTCATCATCAGCACCTTTTCTACCAACCAATACTCTAGTGTCACCGAATGACATGTTTTGATCAACATATACAGTCATACCAGCAAGTGAACCTACAGGGTATAATGTACCGTTGTTTTGAGTAAGTGTGTTAGTAAACGGAGCGAATGTGAACTGACTGATGTCTTGTAAAGCAGACGCAATTTGAGAGTTAGTAACGATGAAGTTAGCAGGACCTCTACGACCTCTGTTAGCAACTACGTTAGCAGCAGCTAAGATACGAGAGTAAAGTCTTCTTTGAACTGTTGATAAGTTCTCAAAAGTACCTGAAGCAGGACCAGCAACCGCACCTGGTTTAGAACCACCTGTTACAGCAGTACCTTGTTTACCGATGTAGTTAGGTACATTATAAGTAGCAGCACCACCAATAACTAAGTTAAGGTTAAGGTTTGTGTTTTCAGTGATTAAGAACTGAGAGTGGTTAGACCATCCAAGAGCATAAGCTCTAGATAAGATGTGCTTGTTAATAGCTTGAGAAACCTCATTAACAAGTGCGTTCTCGATCATAGAAACTACGTCGATACCGAACTGCTTGTTAAGGTCTTGGATTTGCTCAGTAGTAACAGAAGCAGCAACTTGGAAAGTACCAGCTTCTACGAACTTAGTGAAAGTAGAAAGACCTAATGACTTGTAATAAGTTGTCTCACCTACTCCTCTTAACATAGGATCGTAGTTTTTAGTACCGTCTACGTATGGACCTTGCCAATCGTTATCGTTTTCAGGACCAGCTCCAGAGAAACCTTGGATATGATCTTCTAACGTTTTAACTAATACAGCGTTACCAGCAGTAGAAGCAGCTAAAGAACCAACGTTAACTGCAGTTAAAGCAGTACCAGTAGTCCATGTAGTTGCATAGATATCAGCAGTACCAGCAGCAGGAATTACCTGAGCGATAGAGTCGCCGTTACCAATAGCAAGGATTCTGAAAATAGGGAAACCGTCGATACGTGAGTTACCGATGAATACACCGATTGCAGCGTTACCACCTGTTGCAAGGTTAACTGAAGAAGAAAGACCAACACCGATTACATAATTATCACCTACTACAAGACCAGTTGCTGGAGAAGCAATAGCCGTAGGGATTTTAATCATGTCAGGAGTGTTAGCTACATAGTTGCTAGTAGAGTCAGCTGAACTACCAGCTAATGAACCACCTGCATATACGTAGTCTAGGTAAGATAATACTCCAGTAGGACCAGCCATAGGAATAACAGGAACGATGTCAAAACCAACGGTTTTAGCAGCTACCTGAATAGCCAATGGAAGTAATGATGGGAATTTATCACCAGAACCAACATATGGACGACCAGCGTCATAAGTGTTGTTGTAGTAGAAACCAGCAGGACCCGCACCAGCTGCACCACCTTGGTAGTTACCAGCAGGAAGTACGTTACCCATACCGTTTAATACGCCTAGAGAGTTATAAGCTCCGGCAGATTCGTTTAATGAATGGAAGTGGCAATATTTAGATAACCACTCTACCTTTGAACGATCCGTCATACCGGTCTTACTCTCGATAATTGGAGACCACGTTTCGTAAATCTCGTTTTCGTTTAAGAGTTGCATT